CAGGTTCTAGAACCTGCGACAGACAGCTAACCGGGATAAACAATGAAAATCGAGGAAGATGTCAAGCTCGACTTCTGTGATGTGCTTATCAAGCCTAAGCGATCCCAGGCCCCCAGCCGATCTAAAATACTGCTCGAACGAACCTACAAATTCAAGCGTTCGAGTTTTTCTTGGACGGGAATCCCGATCATTGCCTCGAACATGGATACGGTGGGAACCATCCCGATGGCGAACGCCCTCTCTAAATTCGGCCTGATGACGTGTCTCCACAAGTTCATCCCGGTCGATGATCTATATAGGTTTTTCGCCGAAACCGAAAAAGACGAAGAAAGAATAGCGGCGGCGTACCATACCTTCTACACGATGGGGATTACGGACGAGGATGTAGCTAAGCTCAAGAAATTGCTGGAACTCGGTTGCCCTCCGGTGAAGGTGTGCATCGACGTTGCCAATGGCTACACAGAGTATTTCCAAGACAAGGTGAAGGAAATACGGGAGAGGTATCTGCCGCATGCCATTATCATGGCTGGCAATGTCGCAACGCCTGAGATGGTACAAGAACTCATCATCTCTGGAACCGTTGATATCGTAAAGGTAGGAATCGGGCCTGGGTCCGTGTGTACTACCCGGAAAGCAACTGGCGTCGGCTATCCACAGCTTAGTGCCGTGATCGAGTGTGCGGATGCTGCCCACGGTCTCGGCGGCTATATCTGTGCGGATGGTGGATGTGTGACGACCGGCGATATCTGCAAGGCATTCGGTGCCGGGGCAGATTTCGTTATGATCGGAGGGATGTTAGCGGGCCATGAAGAATGTTTAGACCGTTGGCATTACACCAAGGAAGGCAAGAAGTACATGCGGTTCTATGGTATGTCCTCCCAAGAGGCTATGGAAAAGTACATGAACGGCAAGGCTGCGTACCGGGCGGCAGAAGGCAAAACGGTCGAGATAGATTACCGTGGCCCTGTGTTGCCAGCAGTCGAGGAAATTTTGGGAGGGTTGAGGAGTGCCTGTGCCTACATTGGGGCTATGCGTCTGAAGGATTTCAGCAAATGTTGCACGTTTGTGAAGGTCAACCGGACCCACAACGTATCTTTTGGGGATTAGGATGCAGTGGCTAGTTTTGCTTCTAGCAGCAGTGCTTTACACCGGCTCGGTCTACTTCACGTTTAGCGATAAACACAAAAACACCACCCTAAAGGGTCGGGGCTTGCCATTCCAACTCTAAGCAACCTTTAACAGTTGTTTAGCGGACGACAATAGGCTGGTTGACAACAGCCCTTTATTCCTAATGTTCTTCGCACCGTTGAAATCAGCATGGTCAGTATGTCCACACAATTTACAGCAAAACTTGGCTTGCTTACGGCGATTATCTTTCTCGGTATGACCACAAGCATTGCATCTCTGCGACGTATATGCAGGGTCAACTAAGATGACTGGCACACCAGCCAGTGCTGCCTTGTAAATAATGAAACTACGCAGTTGGTAGAACGCTCAACTTAATCTTTCTGCTCGTTGAGACTTCCGTACTGTTGTCCTTTCGTTGATATGCGTCAGGACTCGAAGTCGGTAATAAAGAAATCGGGGTGATTCCTAGTTACGTCGATTACAATGGAATTGAAGCTGCGTCGATAATGTCGCATGAACGAGACTAGGTTGAAAAACTACCAAGCAAGTCAATACCATGCTTGCTGTTGGCAAGCAGGCACCTTCTATCTCGTGTAATTTGTCCGAAGGAAAGTCTGAAAGCCTGAACGATTCGTGAGCTTGCCCAAAAGTATAAACATCTACTTTATGTCCATCTTTCAACAATCTCTCGATTAACGCATAAGCTCTTCCGGCGTGGCCCATGCTTTCGTCGCATATTTCATAAAACACTTTCATCTTTGTCCTCTATCTAGCGAACTAAGACTACATGTTATATGAAACATGCGTAAAGAACAAGTATAAACAAAAAGCCCGGCTTTCGCCGGGCTTTTCTATATCACTTACCGCATGTACATTTAGGATCGCCGCATGGCTTTTGATCCTTCACGCCGCAAACGCAGCCGTTCTTACATGCCTCACAAGAGCACTCGCACACCTTCGGCATAACCAGAGGCGTTTTGCAGCAGCCCTGGGCATCGCAGCATCCCTTCTTATCGTGAGGGTTGCAGCAGGAATCACAGCATCTACAGCAGTCGCAAGGATTGCACTTCTCACAGTTGCAGCAGCACTCCTTGCCTGTGGTTGAGACCAAGTAGCTCAAAAGAAACGAGCCGACCATCAAGCCAATAACCAGTACGAACTTTCCAAATCTACCCATAGTATGTTACCTCAACTTTCGAGTGTGTATGTATATATCCATCTAGTTGATGGTATTGACGCACCCGGCTGCGTTTTCAATCAACTCGATGTAATAATCATCTAGGTTGCCCACACCTAGTTCTTGTTCGCCGTAACCATTAGAGCAGAGTAGATTCCTCATCCTCATACCCCATCAGAAATGATGGCCGCCCCACCACTTGTCAGGACTTTTCTTGTGTTCGTGGCGAATGACTTCGACGAGGGACTTCCCCACCAGTTCTTTATCGTCCGCTTCGTCCACTTTGGTTTTCGCCATATAGTGACCGAGCCAGCGGACACACGATTTTGCTACTTCATAGTTCATATAGAAACTCTCTATTCACTAGCTAGTAGTTAGTGTACCAAAAAAGAAATCCCGGCTGCAATAAACAAGCTGTTTTGGGTTTGAGCTTCCCATCTGCACTGGCCTGTGCTATGATCTGAACTCCTAAAAAGGAGGAAAAATATGCATCTTCCAGACGAACCTCTCCCCGCCCAGAGTGTCAAAGATACGGCGACTGAGGCTCAGTTGAGCTTCCTCAAGAGCCTGGGATACACTGGGCCAGCGAACATCACGAAAGAGGCGGCGTCGAAGGAAATCGACCGCCTGAAGAAACTGCCTCGTGACAACCACCCGGCCACGGAAAAGCAAATCAACTTTTTGCGGACGCTGGGCTACACAGGGCCAGCGAACATTAGCAAGGGCGAAGCCTCGAAGAAAATCGAGGAATTGAAGGGCAAGGCGAAAGACAAGTCATCAGGCCCCGACGAGCATGTACCGGATTGGCTATGACCGAGACTCGGAACATCATCGACTACTACCATTACTGGACCACCGAGGCAATCAAGGCAGACCTCGACCAGAAGCGAAATAATTTTTCCATTCTGGTTTCCAACCAGTTCAACGACTTCAACCTGGGAACAGTGATCCGTTGCTCCAATGCGTTCTTGGCGAAGGAAGTCATCATCTACGGGCGGAAGTCCTACGACCGCCGAGGTACAGTCGGTACACATCTGTATGAAAATTTGCGACATGTTAGGTGGATTGACGAACTTGTTATTCCAGAAAATTCCTTGATCGTCGGTATTGACAACCTGCCTGGGGCGGTGCCCCTGGAGACGTTCGACTGGCCCGCTGATCGCCATGTGGTGATGACTTTAGGCCAGGAGCAACTTGGCCTCCCAGAAGAGGTTGCATCGATTTGCGAACATCTGGTTTATATCAAGCAGTACGGCAGTGTGCGAAGTTTGAATGTCGGAGTGGCGGCAGGAATCGCCATGTACGACTACTGCCGGAAGGTTTTAGGTTGACTGTTGCTAGCGACGGTTTACAATTCAAGGATGAATACATTACCGAGTCCTACCTTCAGAAAGGAACGATCAAATGGCCGGATCGAAAAACGAAGCCTTTACGTTCGACTCCAGCGATATGCCCAAGATGAGGGGCACTCCGGAGATCGTGCGGCTGGTCCCAGAGAAGCCGACTAGCGAGCAAAAGCATCCGGTCATGGAAGCCGAGAGTTTGTTGGAGATCAACTTCTTCAACAAGCAACGGAACATCATGCCGAAGCGACTTGAAGAACTGGCAAGGAAAATCGAGGACGGCAGGTTCCACGTCAACACCATCTGCATCGCCCACCTGAAGTTCGACTACGAAGGCTACAAGAAACTGCTCATGAATGGGCAGCACACCGCCCATGCCGTGATTTCCACGAAAAAGCCTGTCTGGTCGGTCCTGATCGAGTTCAACGTCGAGAACATCAGGCAACTCTGCTGTCTCTGGGCACAATTCGACCCGCCCGGTGGTGACCGTACCCCGCAACAGATCGCCAACGCCTTCGTGGAAGTTCTTGGAGACCGCAAGTGGACGAAGCAATCCATCAATAAATGCTCGTCCGCCGTAGCCGTGGTCCACAAGGGATCGTTCAGCTACGGTGCCAACACCACCGTAGACGAACGAATCGAACTGCTGATGTCCAAGAACTACATCTCTCACGCCAACTTCGCCAGAAACATCGTCTTCGACAAGGGCGAGGCTGACGATGTTCGTTTCCTCAGCCGAATCGCTACCCTGGCTGCCATCGTGAAAACACACCAAGTCAATCAGAAAGACGCCCAATTCTTCTGGACTCGTGTACGTGACGGCGGCGAGGTCTCGGCCAGCCATCCAGCCCTGGTCCTGCGAGACCTTCTGCAAACCGCAGCCTTCGGCAACACCAAGGCTACAGGCAAGAAGCGGCTTACCAGCCATGAAGCCTACATCCGTTGTGCCCAGGCATGGGTCGCCTACCGCAGCGGTGTCAAGAATGGCTTTAAGTTCTCGAAGTCTGCTCCTGAAAGTATTCCAGACTTCGACTCAGAGAACGCCGAGGCAGCGTAAACCTTACCAAAAGTTGAAACAAAAAAGGCCCCGGTGGGCAACCACCGGGGCCTTTTCTATTGATTCAGCCAGGGACTAATGCGAAAATAGATTCATGCTAGATGAAAGAATACAGAAACTCATCGAGGACCAAAAGAACTCTAATGGCATAGACATCAGGCGGCTCCCCATCGGCACGAGGATCAGGGTGAGGACTAGAAACACCGTCTATCACATGATTATCCGAGGGGATAGAGAAGTAACCGTGCGGGGCGGTAGGTATTTCCCCTTCCCTACCAGGACTTATCTTCCAGGCTCGACTTGGGGCGGCTCAATGTTGATGGTGGGCTGGATCGGGCACTCCATGAACATAGAGCTTCACCATCCATTGACCGATAAGATCGTTACGACCACTAGCGTTCAGGAGGCCGAGGTTATTGGCCAGAACTGGAAGTACCAGATGGATTGGCAAGTCGATGAACCATGAACGGAGGCAGGTGCGGCATAACCAGTGCCAGGAACTGTTTTGAATATAGGTCTTCTAGTCTGATTCTGAAGTTGCCCCTCTCCTTAATTACTTCGCACTCGAAGCCACATTCCCTGAAATAGTTTGCGATCAAGTTGGAATCTTCTTTCCAGATGTGGGTGTTAAGAACTACTCGTCCCTTGTCCATCTTCCCGCAGTCGCCGAACCAGACCGCCCAGGCGACATCCTTCAGCGGGTCGAGGTTCTCCTTGCGGAGCTTCCTCTTCTTGCCTTTGTAGAACTTGGTTCTGAAGTCGTTGAAAATAGGGTAACACAGGGAATGCCATCTATTCGTCTTCTCTATAGTCACAGGCTCAGAGGAGGCCAACGACGACAATTCCGCAGCCTTGTGGTCTAACCACAGGCCATCCTTGCTTCTCATCGACAGGTAGCAGTTCTTGCCCCTCGTAGGCTTTATGATAGACGAGCCGCCGAGTATTGTGCCCGCAATCACCTGCATCTGCCGTGAATCTATGGTTGGGTTGATTAAGTGAGTCACGCTTTATCTATGCCTCGAATGGTGAATAATTTTTCCGATTGCATCTATAAAAAGAACCCAAGGGTCTAGATACTTGTGAAATTTGGAACTCTTTTACATGAGGTAATCAAATATGGGTGCAACATCTGTTACAGGTAAGGGCCGTGGAATGGCTAAGAACCTGAAGGGTCCAGGTAATGAGCGTAACTACTTCGTTCCGCAAGTTACCCCACACATCGTAATAGCTGGTTCTGTGGCTATTTCTGGTGGTCAGGGTACAGTGACCTTCCCGAACCCTTTGGCTGGTCCTGCTGCTGATTACGTAGTTATGTTGAACGTAGTTAGCACCGTGGCTGCTGCTCACGGCGTCACCACCCACACCAAGACTGACGTAAACGGCAAGTTCTCTTCGTTCATCATCAAGACTGAGAATGCAACCGACACAGTTGAGTGGATGGTCGTCAAGGCAGGTTACGGCCTAGAAGCCTAACCTAAATGAACAAGGCCCGCCTTGCGGCGGGCCTTAAATTCCGTAACTGACCTTTCTAATTGCTAAGCACTTATGTGCTGTTACGGGAGGGGCCGGTAGTGGGACGCTACCGGCCCCTTGCTTTTAACAACGAGTTAATAATATATATCTGAAGTTGAACTTTTTTTCAGCATATGAACTAAGCTATTTGAAGTGTTTTTCAATTACAGCCACACCGCATGGTCGTATTTCACCTAGTTTTACAACCCCAGCGTGAACATGCCTATGGCATATAGCACAAAGGACCACACACTTGTTAATTTCTGCTGCTATGTGTGACAAACTCATCCGTACCATCTTAGCCACGCTATTCGATTTGCTGCCTATGTGATGCAAATCTAAATCGACGCCAACGAATTTGCCATCTGGGGTTCATACAGCCGTAGTAGACCTTGATCGAATTTATAACAGTCAGATTCCGCTTCTTTTCGATGGCCGGGACATGCCTCGATCTCATCTTCGAGATATACCCTCTACCGGGCCAGCAGTCGCCTTTTGTTCTTCCTGTAGTATTCTTTTGAGTATTCCTTATCTCTTCGTCTTCTCTCTTCGATAGACTTATATGGCATTAGTTAATAACTCCAGAATCTACCAGTGCTTGGACGAGCTTCATTAGATGCTTACACATACCTTCTAACTGCAAAGGATTTGCAGGCGGGCCTCCTTTAGACTCGTATTTTTTCGGCTTTCTGCCAAAAAGACTACGATCTAGGTGGTTGTAGTAAGAAAACCTCCACCTGAAATCAGAGCAGTTACATCTAATCAGGACTTCGTTCTTGGTCAATGATGGCTTCTTGAACTCGTACAAAAGTCCATCACTCGCCACTAATTTAACATCAGGGTTGCTATTATACACCACGTTCTTGATGAGAATCAATGATGTATATTCTCGGCCTTCGTTTTGGGCCAGCCCCTTTACAAACAACGTCTTCAAACCTAAATATGGAGTCCAATCTATTCTGACGATTTTGATGGGCTGGGTGGCGTGTTGCCTGAACCTCGTGTTAGGGAAGGCAGCCACGGCACTATTGTAGAGACTCACCAATGTGCTTTCAGCTATCTCGCTCATACGGCTATTTATGATCTGTGGGGAAAGATATGACTATCATTATTCCTGGCGAACCAACTCCTGAAGAAAATACCCCGCTTCACCCCGATGGGAAACCGATGTTGCGTTTCGAGGTAAAAATGCGGAGACACAAGGGCGGTATCCAGAAGGCTATCTTCATAGGTGGCGAGATGCTCGACTGGTCCGTAGATGTGTCGCAAATGATGGACGCTATGAACATGGGTCTGGCGTTCTACAGGGCCGTGCAACGTGATATAGAAAAACATTTCGTAGAAAGCGTGAGTGAATTCATTGGTAGGAAAGTGACTCCAGAGGACATCAAGAAAGCTATCAAAGAAGGGTGGATTTAATGGACGCAAATCGAGTACATGATATCCTGTCGAAGAAAATCTGTTACCATCCAGAAGCGATAGTGATTGACCAAGACCTCAGTATAGGTTCTTGGCTCTTCGATCTAAGAGATGGTACGGAGTACCTCGATCTGTTTTCTCAATTTGCCAGTCAGCCATTGGGCTGGAACCACCCAAAACTACTCGCACAACAGGACCGTCTGGGCAGGGCAGCACTCTACAAAATCGCCAACCCCGACATGTACTCTGTAGAACTAGCACAGTTTGTCGAGGCGTGGTCCTCGATCACACCAGACTTTGACCATCATTTTTTCATCGACACTGGCACCTTGGCGGTCGAGAATGCCCTGAAAGCAGCATTCGATTGGAAAGCTCAATTGATGGGACTTAAGCAAGATTCTGCGGCTGACGAACTTCAAGTTATTCACTTCACCCAGGCTTTTCACGGCAGGAGTGGTTATACACTATCTCTTACGAACAACATACACAACCCCCTCAAAACTAAGTTCTTTCCCAAGTGGCAAACATGGCCGAGAATCGGGGCACCCAGAGTAATCGAACACAATTTACGAGAAACCGAGCGACTAGAAGGCATCGCACTAGATGATATCCGCTGGCATCTGGCTGGTGGTAAAATGGCAGCTATCATCATAGAGACCATTCAAGGCGAAGGCGGCGACAACCATTTCAGAGGCGAATTCTTACGAGAACTTCGGACCCTAGCAAGCGACAACGAGGCTATGCTGATCTTTGACGAAGTACAATGTGGCATCGGGCTAACCGGCAAGATGTGGGCATACGAGCATTTCGATGTAGTACCAGACATCATTGCTTTTGGAAAGAAATCTCAGGTTTGCGGTATATCTTCCACAAGTAGAATTGATCTAGTAATTGACAACGTATTCGAGAATCCGTCTAGAATCAATTCTACCTGGGGAGGTAATACGGTAGACATGGTTAGGGCAACCATCCTGATAGAAATCATCAAGGAGGAAAATCTAGTTCAGAATGCGGCCTTGGTGGGATCGTACTTCCTAGAAAAGCTCAAAACGTTAGGATTCGAGAATACTAGAGGCCGAGGTTTAATGATAGCTTTCGATGTGAAAGACAAACCAGAACGAGATGCCTTGATCCATAGGATGAAACAAAATAGAATACTTGCATTAGCTTGTGGTGGTAGATCAATCCGGTTTAGACCACATCTAACATTCTCGCAACAAGATGCTGATGAAGCCGTAGAGAGGATCAGGAAGTCTATATGAACAGAAGGTCGTTTCTAAAAAGTGTTGCTGGTCTACGGCGGCTGTCGCCGTACCTGTGGCTACTGTATCGGCATTAGCCAATCCAGTAGTGGTTGAGAACCGCAGACTGAAAGCAAGATGGTCGATGGAAGCTGCTCAGGACTTGCGTGCCATGCACAATCTAGCCGCCGAGGGAGAACTTTGCGAAATCATGTCCAAAGCAATCAACGAAGAAATAGATCGAGAGATCATGCGGTCCCTAGCTGCCTAAAACAAAAGCCCGCCTTACGGCGGGCTTTTTCATTACTTGCCAAATACCTTTTCATATCCATCGAGCCATCCTGTAAACTGCTCGAAGAAGTCTTCGCCCTCGTATTCTGTGTGGGCATTTACTGGGATATTAACGGCTGCTGGGTCTATTGCAAGCGGTGTTTGCTGACTTTTCGGAGTTTCCTTTTTGAGTCCGAGTTTGACTAGATCAACACCGTTCTTCTCCAGTTTTGCCGATAACTTGGCTATGTCGCCTTGGAGTTTAGGATCGTTGGCGGCGACCATCTGCTTCAACTCTTCGATCTTGCCTTTGAACTTCTCGGCGGAGGCCGCAGCAGCAAGGGCGGCAGAACCACCAAAGTCCTCACCATGCTTGCCAGCCGCAATGGAATCCATCATCTTCTGCAAGGCAGCACCGTAACTGTTGTGGAACTGAGCGGCTTTCATGGCCTGCATAGCTTGCGTCAGGAAGCCCACAACCGCCTTAATGGGGTCGTCACCGCCGCCTGCATTAGCACCAGCGTTGCCTGGAGTCTGGTCTGGAGGGGTTTGTGGAGAACCCGGAGGCGTAGCTGCACTTGGATCAGTAGGGGCACCCTCAGCACCACCGTCCCAGCCTTGAGCCAATTCCTTGCCGAATGGTCTGAAGAAGTTGGCTATGCCGCCTAGTGCATCGCCGAGTTTCTTACGCCCGTATCCGAGCAAACCAGCACCAGCACCAACGGCCTTCCTAGCTCCTCTACCGAACAAGCGACCTAACCCACGACGTAGTGACCAGCCCTTTCCGGCGTTGTAGTCATCTCCGACCGTGGCTTCTAGATACAGATCGCCGAGAATTTCTTCTTTCTCAGACAAAATCTGTAGAATGGCCTTGTGGGTGTCTGAATCTAGATCGCTACATTCGAGAAGTTCGTATAGTTGGCCCTCGAAAAAATTCCAAGTGAAAATAACTGGATTGATGTCATTTTCAACGAATACTCTGGCACTTTCCCAGAGCAGAGTATCGTTTTTCCTAAACTCACGATATTCCTTGAATGACTTCATCACGGTCCCTTCTTTGGTTTCATTGCCTCTAGCCTTGAGAATACGAATGGTATCACAGGCAATGTTTCACTAGAATCGAATGCATATGATACAGTGTTATTTACACTTTCATCTAATTTTTTCAGGTCGCTAATAGGAACTGCATAGGACACACCAAAGACCGGGTACATATGACCGTTGACCTTGGCCCCACGAATGCAAAACATAACTCCGACCAGTTTATTGTTGTGAAATAAAGGCCCTCCCGAATCCCCTGGAACCGTGTAAACGGAAGTCCGCAGGCAACTCTTGCTTTTGTCGCTTGGCAGCTTCACTAAAACTCCTGTAACCTTTCCGAAGTCCACACGTAGGTCGTCACCCAAGCCGCCGCCGACTCGAACTACCTCATTACCAATGAACAGCTTCTCCTCGAAACCCAAATCTACCGTATGCAGCTTCTGATCTGATTCAAAGGCAATAAGTGCCAAATCGATTTTCGGATCAGAAGCAATAACACGGAACTTGAACTTATCTTGACCATCGGGCTGCGACCAATTTTTGTACTTGATGACATAAATTGTCGGGCATTCCATGCCTCTTACTACATGGGCACACGTCAAAGCGATGTTGCGATAGGTATCTTCTGATTTCTCTGATCTCAGCACTACAGCCGTACCACTGCACTCGCTCCCTGGACAATACACCTGGAGGGTCGGGTATAGGCATTTCTCATGAAGGGTTTTATCGAGTTCCCCACTAGATACCGGAAGTGTAAAGAAAAGAACAAAAGACACAGTAAATAAAGGGATTGAATATTTCATATTAGATATATATGAAACATGGAGGTCAAAATGTCTTCTAACAACAACGTGCTACTTGCTGTGATAGTAGCTTTGGCTGTCGGTATCTTTGGGGTCTATAAATGGAAGTCAGCGAAGAATGCCGACCCACAAGACAACTGGCAGCAGTGGAACCCGCAAGATCAAGAATGGCAACAGTGGACCCCACTAGCCATGCCACCAGGGACTCCACCCACCGACCCGCCGACCACCCCTCCGGGGAACCCTCTTGGCACTCCCCGCAATTATACCGAAGCTATAAATTTTGCCAAACGCAATAATAAGCAAGTCTTGCTCGTTTTCGGTGCGGAATGGTGCCAGTGGTGCAAAAAGTTGAAAACCGAAACCTTGGCTAGTGCAGACGTGCAGAGCAAAGTATCGGGCTACGTGTACTACTATGTCGATACCGACAAGGAAAAGGAGTTAGCCAGAAAATACAAAGTATCTGGCGTGCCGTACTATGCTATAGTGAATCCTAGCAACGAGTCGGTAGTTAGGCAGGGAAACGGATTCAAGTCTAATGTAGAATTCATAGCTTGGCTGGAAGGGAGAGACAACCAGCCGAGAAACCAACCTAGGCCGTTGAGGAGAGATCGGAGTCAGCCTCCGAGCCAACCTCCGAGGACTCAACCGCCTTTGGGTCCAGGCTGAAGAGTCTTCATTGAGTAACCCGCAGTTACGGGGGGGGTCACAAAATGCTGGAAGATGCGAAGAAGCAGCTATACGCTGCTTTGCCTTATGCGAATATCGATCCAGAAAGTGTGTTGAGACTTGAAAGCCCGGAGAAGACGTTAGAAGTAAGCATCCCAATGCGACACGACGACGGGACGCTGAAAATGTACAGTGCATATCGTTGTCATTACGACAGTACCCTTGGCCCGGCAAAAGGCGGAATTCGCTACCACCCTCACGTCGATAAAGATCATGTCCAAGCTCTAGCCTTCTGGATGACGTTCAAGTGTGCCGCCGTGAAGGTGCCTTTCGGCGGGGCCAAAGGGGGCGTCTCTATAGACCCTAAGAAATTATCCAACCGAGAACTAGAGAGAATCAGTAAAGCATACATCAGTGCCTTTGCCGACTTCATTGGCACGGACGTAGACATACCTGCTCCCGATCTAGGAACCAACGAACGAGTCATGGGGTGGATGTACTCGGAATATCGCAGAATCAAAGGCGGCAATCCGAGAGCCATCATCACAGGGAAACCTGTTCCCTTGGGAGGGATTATTGGCAGGAGTTCGGCGACAGGTTACGGGGGCTACTACGTACTAGAAACACTGCTCAACAAGTACCTCGATAAAGTCAAGATAGCTGGCAAAGAGAACCTGAGAGTGGCAATCCAAGGCTTCGGAAATGTAGGCTATTGGTTTGCAGAGAAGTGTTACAAGAACCATATCAAAGTGGTTGCGGTAACGAACCAATACGGCGGGGTCTATGATCCCAAGGGCCTCGATATACCGAAATGCAAGTTCAACATCGACAACTCCCAGGAGAAAGAATTCGGGCTGGGCACTAAAATCACCAACGAAGAGTTATTTGAACTAGATACCGATGTATTGGTTCCAGCCGCTATAGAAAACGTCATTACCAAAGACAACGCCAGAAAGATCAAAACTCCCCTCATATTTGAATTGGCAAACGGGCCTACTACCCCGGATGCCGATGAGATGCTCCAAAATAAAATAATCGTTCCAGATATCCTCGCCAACGCCGGTGGTGTTGTTGTATCTTACTTCGAGTGGCTGCAAAACAGGCACGCCGAGGAATGGGATGCCGAGAGAGTCAATCTAGAACTGAACAAGAAGATGAAGTATGCCACAGAGAAGATGATGGATATGTATATGACACATCAGACTTCTATGCGTACAGCTACCTACATTCTAGCCTTGAAACGGATCGCAGCCGCCAACGAGTGTTTGGGTAATCGAGGCTTTTTCCAGAGATAACTAGAGTTGCGATAGGCTCACGACAGGGATCGTCACCCCCAGGTAGCGATCTCCAGAGGGGGTTATCAACTTTATGCAAACCTGCCGTGTTGGAGGATCGAAACTAATGATCTGCCATTTGGCTGGGTCTAAGTTCTCGAAAAACTCCTTCATCTTCGTCTCGGTGGGCAGCGTGGCTATAAGAGCCGTTTGGCTAAGACGTTGAGAGTTAAAACAAGCTGTCCTGTAAAACTGCATAGTCACACTCCTTTATCATATGTAGTGGAGAAGAAAGAAATGCCGAAGGAAGATTGTTATTGGTACGTTGATAGAACAGTACCGGAGGACAAACAAACTATACAGGTAATGTGTACGGACTGCTATAAGAAGGAAAACTTCGAGGAGTACGCCCTGCACGAGCGACCGTGGTTTTGGAATGGATCGAAATTAGGCTATGGCGACTACGATCTGAATTGTTCTCTATGCGGACATGTCATCTACTTGAGAGAAAAACCAGATGGTAAAAAAGCTGAGACCTCCATTCAAGGTTAATGGGTACAAGCATTACTTGGCAGGCTGGATAGTAAAGAACTTTCCGAAAAACTACCAAGAACTAGATTATATAGAACCCTATGCTGGGGCCGCTAGTGTGCTTTTGACTAAGGATCGTTCGACGGCGGACAAAATCGAAGCACTCAACGATTCAGACTTGGGTATTATCCAGATACTCCGTGCATTGCGAGACGATCCCGATTGTTTCGTCAAAAGGTTGAAGCACACAACCTATTCTGAGAAGGTCTTTCAAAGGGAACTAGCTAGGACCGAGTTTGAAGACTACATAGACCATGCACTGAGAGAGTTCATCATCCGCCGAATGAGCAGGGGTGGAGAGATGACAGTATTCGCTTGGTCTGAAAGGAAGCGAGGAGGCCAACCAAGCGAAATCAATGCTTGGAAAACCATTCTAGAAGAAATCCCCACTATAGCATCCCGCCTAAAAAACGTCAGACTTCTAAACAAGGACGGGCATGAAGTCATCCGCTCCTTCAACGACGAAAACACCCTCTGCTACTGCGATCCTCCAGCTTTCGAGAACAACGAAGCGAGTATACGCACTCACCACGAGTTATGGCAGGTTTTGAACGGTTTTGGCGGCAAAGTCATATTGAGCGGAACGCAGAACAGTTTCTACAACCGACTCTACAAAGGATGGAACAAGATCAGCAACAAAGATGGCAGGAAGGCCAAGCCAGATATACTCTGGCTGAACTACTAGGCCACGCCCAGGCGTGGCTTTTTGTTTGATCCTTGATACATACTGAGTGGAACTCAACTTCAAGAGATGGTTGGAAGATGCTGGCGAGACCTTCCACGTTAGTATATCCAACCAAGCTGCCGAGGACGGCTTCAACCAGTTACCGGGCAACGTCACCGGACGGAAGACAATGCCCTCGAAATTCGACCCAAATAAGAAGTTCGGTTTCCAGAGGAAAACAGACAAGACACGCCTAAATAGAGATAGTTCAAGCAAGGAGAATTATGGCTAATCTAACACCAGCTATTACGTTCTGCTCACCAAGCGGTTCTAGAAGTCGTGAGCGTGGCCTAATGACCCTGAGCTTCCAACGTCTATGCGAGATCATGGACCGGAGAAAAGCCCTGCGTGAACAAGAGGAAGGCGAGGCGATGCAGGGCGGTGGAGAGAGTGCGGCCATGACGGTCGTTCGCTCCGGTCTCGATCTCCGCAGCGAGGATTGCGGGAGCTTTTGGGATGACTTTATGAATATCTGCAACAACGCCGAGGGCATGTCTCAACTGCTAGATGTGCCTGCGGAGCAAGTGGCGAATTGGGCGACGAAAGTAAGAGAGATGGTACAGAAAATAGAACAGGCCGACGATCAGGAGGCGGGTTCTTCGGATAAGAAGGCTTCGGTCATCACAACTGGAACCGAGATGGAGTAAACATGAAATCATATCAAGATTGGGAACTAGAACAGGCACGCAAGGTCATCTCTGAATTCATGGCTAGCGATAAACCACTCGATGCCAAGGAGGTTCCTGTCCTTCAGCGTACCTTTAACCGAGTGGCTATAGACAAATTCGGCAAGATGCTAAGCGGCGACAATACCAAAGATGATCCAATGAACATGCAGCATCTAGCCGGTACAAGGGGCCTTATGGGAACAGGAACCCACTCTGTAGAAGGCAGCGTTTCTGGTGCTATGATGCCCATCGTGAAGAGACTGCTTGCCAAGTACGACAAGGGCGACAAAAGGCAGGCTGTTATGGCTGCATTGAACGAGATCATGGAAGCGTCGTACTTCGCAATGAGTCAAGTCTTAAGCAAAACCGGAATTGGAAATGCTGATGAAAACTAGTGTGAAGACTTTTCTAGAGTGGTCTAAATTGCGTAGCGAGATGGTGGGTGCCACAGAACCCAACATGGCTATCAGCACGGACGGCAGTGCAAATCAAATGGCTACTGGAGCTAAGAGGTTCCTTGGTACTCAGACCACAAGGGCCATTGGCGGTACTACTAATTTCGTGAACGCCCTGGCTATGATATCTCAAAATAATCCGGCCTTACTCACTAAAGTTGTCGGTACTATAACCTCAGCCATCCGATCTCTCAAGGATGATGAAGTAGACCCAGAAACCAAAGAACAACTCGTAAACTCGCTTCGAGCATCCGTTCCAGGTTTGAAACAGTTAGAAGGCCCCCCTGGGGCTAAGCCGTCAGCCGCCCCAACCGATCAACCAACGGTAGGCGGAACAGAGGCTAAACCTCTCGGTAACATAAGAGGCACCCCGGCATAAGAGGGGTAGCATGAACCAAATTGTTACTAATCGTGAACGAGAAAAAATTCAAAGGATACAAAAGATACTGATGGCGAAGAGGATTGCTTCTCCAGTAAAGCAACCCTCTACTCTGAAGCAGATATCCGCCGTGCCATCGCAACCTCCTGCACCAAACACACAGCAGCGAATCATATCGGGTCGCAGTGGCGTAATCAAAAAGACTATCAACCAGAATCAACGCATCACTGAGCAGGCCAGGAACGCCCGCCCTGCGACAGTCGGTCGCTCTACGCCCATCAATGAAAAAGTTATATTCCTGTCTGGTGGTATCGGGGATGTGTTGACCGTAGAGAGCTTCATGCCGGAAATGAGGAAGAAGTACCTGGAAACCATACTCTACGGAACTCGCAAACACCTAGTTATTCAAGAACTCTTCCAAGCATTGCCAAACTACCCAAACCTGAAAGAACATCGGGTAGTTTGGAGTGATTTCACCAACTTCTGGTGCTTCTTATACAAAACTGAGTGCGAAAACAGGTATGTCAAACAAGGAGCAATTCCACCCGCCATCCTTGCCGCCGCCGAAGATTACGGCATAGCAATCAAATTCCCCGTCATCAAGAGCGGACAATGGCCCTTCGTAGGGTCCAGCTTCATTAAACATCAGGTAGCCAATATAGATCGTCTTAACTTGCCACAAAACTACATAGTGATTGCTCCATATAGCTCAGACAAGGCTAATTCCAGGCGGGATTTCACGTCCGCCGATTGGGAGGCAACAATAACTATGTTGCGCAGACGTGGAGCCAAAGGAGTGGTAGTAAACAATGGCACGGACTTTGTGCCGAACTCTGACCAGCTTATAAACCTGTCCAATAAGACAACCATCCTAGAAAGCATTGAGGCTACGAAAAAGGCCAGTGCCTACATCGGGATAGATACTTGCTTCTCGGTTCTAGCCGCACAACTTTTCCAATCGTCAAACTTGATAATCAAGTGCGTAAATAACCACGGCCTCAACAACAAGGCCGTATACTTTGCCCCTCATAACACATTTGAGTTCATTGTAGACGCAGTAAGCGGAAGGACCATTTAATGGATAGAACCATTGGATCGTATCCTGCGGTAGAAGACGGAGACCTGATCTTTTGCACCAATGTTGACATAGCCTACCAAAAGGACATGTCCAAGAGTGTATCCTACGATAAAGAATACTACGAAAATTACGTCAAGCGGGAAGGCACCGACATAGCAGTTGCACTCAACAAAGCCAGAGTTGGTATCGTTGAGAAATACTGCTACAACCGTGATATACTAGATATCGGCATTGGTTCAGGCGAGTTCATTAGAAGCTGCCGTCACAATAAGGCATACGGCTTTGACATCAATCCATACGGCGTCGTCTGGTTGAAAGACAGATACTTGTACATCGATCCCTGGCATCATGTTCCTTACCACATTTCCGGTGTGACGCTCTGGGACACCCTTGAACACATGCCAAAACCAACCGACTTCCTTGATCTGATGCCAGAAGGCATGTTTGTATTCCTCTCGATGCCCATGTTCACAGACATCAAGAACATCAGATCAAGTAAACATTACAAGCCAAATGAACACTATTACTACTACTCGGTTGATGGATTTGCTCACTATGCAAAAGACGCTGACTTCGAGGTCTTGGAACATAACAACCAAGAAACGCTAGCCGGACGTACTGGTATAGAGACATTCGTTCTCAGAAAGCAATGAAAAAAAGGCCCGCATAGCGGGCCTTTTTGTTAGTTGATACCATTTTCTGCTTGATATGCTTTGACAGCTTCAACTAGTTTGCGTGGATCAATGATCCCAAATCCCTGGTAGAATGTCGGGTCTCCTAGAAGTCCGTTCTGAATGTTTGATGTGTTCTTCTTGAAAATCGTCCTGTAGTCTTCTGCCATGTCGAGTTTAATCCTCAGTCCCTTGCTCCTCTTGTATGACAACACGAGTGCCGCTACACCTACAGCAAACGGACAGGCCATACTGGTTCCCGAAAGGATAGCGTACCAGTTATCAGGAACGGTTGAGAATATCTTGTCTCCCGGTGCCATGAAGTCCAGGTCTTTACCTGTGTTGGAAAACGTGGCCCTCTTCAGTTCCTCGGTGATCGCCCCAATAGCTATGGTTTCCGGGTACAGAGCCGGATAAAACACGTTCTGTGTTAGTCCTGCGTTACCCGCAGCACAAAATGTAACGACGTTCTTAGATGCGGCGTATTGCAGAGCCTTCTTGACCTCCTGTGTCGGGCGAGGCGAACCCAGAGACATAGCCAGGATGTCCGCCCCATTATCCACAGCCCAACGTATGCCTTTAGCCACATTTAGCAAGCTGCCATTGCCATGACGATCTAGCACCTTTACTGGAAGGACTTTGGCCTTTGGTGCTACACCAACCATGCCTATGTCGTTATTGCTTGCTACAATAATACCAGTGACATGCGTACCATGCTGGTTATCGTCGTCTGGTAGTTTAGCTTCGTTGACGAAATTCTTCCCAGGTAACAGGTTCTCGGCTAGGTCTGGGTGATCCAGGTCGCAACCGGTGTCTAACACTGCGATGGTTACACCTTCGCCCTGGGTTAGATTCCAGGCGTCGGGCAAGCTGAATGCGGTTATATTCCATCCAACTTTCTGGCGGGCGTCTTGCAGCGATAGTACCTCCTCGACCTCAAATGGAGGTAATTTGCATTTCTTATCCGTTCGTTGGTTGCTGGTTTTCTTCTTCCGTGCCATTTTCCTCCTTTGGAACCATAGCCCCCTCGTTGTACTTGCTAACCAGGAAGTCGATGGCGTTTCCTACAACTACGTTGATGACGAAGGCTTTGATGGCTGGTACAAATGGCCGCAACCAAAAGGGCATGATTTCTTTGACAGTGAAATCAAATAGTTTGGTCACAGCCATCATAACGACCGCCTTTTTGTCAGCACCGGCAGGGATGATCGGTTCTACGTACTGGATCAATCCATCTAGCGACTTCAACAGAAATTTAACTACTTGATGTATCTTGCTGCTTGGAATTTTCTTCCAAAACTCCCACCAACGTGGTCCTTTTTCTTTCTGCTCGGCAGCATACTCCTCGGCGAGTGCATTGACGTAATCTTCTACTGCATTGATCTGTTCTTGCGTTAGCATATGAAGTGACATATTGCCTCCTTAACACTATCTAGCCTTCTGACAGGAGGATTTAGGTTAGGTTACACAAGGCTCATCTTGAAGCCTGCTGATCTGATCTTCTAGGTAAGCTGTTGCCAGAGCGGAAGCCTCGGCTGCGGTGCAAAGTTCGCTTTCTAGCCAGACACGATTTGTGGTGTCTTTGTAGACTATTGTGTAGTAGCTACCCTGCACATCATTGACGAGGATGGACTTGATGTATACTCGTTCGATTTTACCTTCGTCTGCGGCTTTGGCACACACGTAGGCAACTTCATTGACAAGGAACTTGACTGCGTAGATGTATTTAACGACGACGCCAGCACACCCCTTAACCCTCAACCCTCCAGTGGCAACGTAAATCGGCATGTTCTATATATGAAAACGGCCCGCTGAAAGCGGGCCGTTTTTGATTTATGCTACCTTCCTAATCGACCAGTCTACGGCTTGGTCTGTACCGCTGATCTTTTTCAGCGTCATGTCCCAACCGTGCATTAGGATGAGTGTGGGACTTACCCAAATAAGCTGGGCCTGGACTCCAGCAAAATGAGCAATATAAATGGCTCGCTGAGTGCTACTGGATAACACCTTCTCATATGGCGGGCTTTTCTATTACATCACTAGGGCGGCGAACTCTTTTGAGAGGTCGGCTATAGCTGCTGACAGCTTTTGAACCATCTCGTGGTCCTCGTTTTCTGCCGCCGTTTGTAGTTCGACAAGTACAGCAGCCTTCTTCTGCCTGATGTGCTTGAGTGCTTTGACGACATCACGGAGCTTGGTGCAGTCCTCAAACCGCTCTTCACGGATCGCACTCGCCAACTTTTGTTCAAACGTGTCGATAGCCTCGTCTATCTTAGATCGAGGTCCACGGACCAGTCCTGCAACTGGTTGTTCTTCATCAACCGTGAGTTTCTCTAGCTCCAATTTCGGCTTCTTGCCGACATGTTGCGTGGTGCCGTGAATTTGCTGAATTGCTATATCCATTTGGTCCTTAAAATGGACATAGCAATGCGAGCAACCCATACGGCCTGTCTTCTGTATCTCTGCAAATGAGATACCGCAGGCCGGGCAGACATTTGCTAGTTGTTGGACTTGCTCATGATGCACCACAACAGGCTTGCCTTGGCTCTGGAAGTATGCCAGCAACTCAGATAGAAGCTGCCCCGGTGTGGCTGGCTGGTCGGATTTCGGTCCCTGATATTGTGAATGTTGCGGATTGTGAGGATGCAAGACCGGCAGTTGCGGCGGCACACTCAGTTTCTCGCTATTCAAGTAGACGGAGGCACACTGGTGACACAGACGTATCACCTTGGCGTTGCCATCAACAATCTCATTGATGACCACATTCTTCGGCAGTGTGCAAGGCTTGCCTGTTACGGGGCAGATCATTTATTGTCCTTCTTTCTCTCGATCAGTTTGTGGTGGTCGTGGAAATCCTTGACCTGTTGCTGGTACAACTTGGCATCCTTTTCAGGAATTTCCTTTGTGTACTTGCTCAGCGTGTCCTCCATGATCTTCTCGAACTTGACGGCATGATCCTTCCGAATCTGAGTTAGCTTCTTGATCGATTCTTCTATATCCGTCTTGTCGGGATTGCGGTCGGTCTTTTCCAGGTCTTCCTTGGTAGTCGCCTTATATCGTTCGGGAGCAGTCGTAGCTTCCTTCGCCCAGGCTTGATTCAATCCGGCGAGTTGTTTGCTGAGATTCTCGGCCTGGAGCAAGTAGAAAAGGTCTCTCTCGAAATCAGTCAGGTCTTTCAGTTTGGCTGTTTTCTTGGTTTTGGTATTTTCCAACTCGTAGTCCTTGTAGAACTCCGGGCTGTTGATGTTTTTACTCCAGTTCTCGGCGTTCTTCAGTGCTTCAAGATAATCCTTGACTTTCGGGCCGTCATCCTTCTGGGTGTAGGCAGAGCCGGTCACAAACAAAAGGCTGGTGAAGGCTAGAGCTAGGCTTAGCGGGACAATGCATTTCATGATTGGCTCCCTTGTAAGGGTGAAGTTTGATAACCTATTCTAGTAGTTTGGCGAAAAAGATCAAATCCAATTATATCTGAATCGGAGAGCCAGTAATCCTTAGATCGAAACCATCTAGAAACAGAGCGGCTGTATTTGGAGTTACAGTACGCTCAATCCAAACAGGGACACTCTCGCCCGCACGTAGTATACCTATGTTGATGGGGTTTATTTTTTTGGCATTGAGGAAATCTACGCCGAATGGCTTCTGGTTGTCAAAGTCTATAGACGGTGCTATCTGGTTAATCGGGGCACCGTCTACTAGTTTGGCGGCACTAACGGTAAACGAACCGACCAAGTTAGTGGTGTTCACAACGGTAAGCAAGTCGTGGAACTTCTTGTCATCGTCGCCAGCAAAATGTATCTCGAAGAATCTAGTGCCTCCAGCGGTCGAGACGTTGACAAACACGCCGGATAGCAGGCTCAGATTATTCAGTTCGTCCTCTAGATTCTGGCCCCAGACGTTCAAATCGCTGTCATAGTTCCAGTTGAAAGTTTGATTTTCGTACTGCATCACCAGAAACCCGCCAGAAACGGGGCCGCTGATTGCAACTCGCTGGATGTCTCTGGAGGTTTCTACGCCAATTTTCAACGTGGCACCACCAAGGATATCGTTAGCCATGTAGAGCGAAACATCGAACAGCGAATCTGTGCTATGATTATTGAAAATGTAGATGCAGCGGTAATCTACCTTGCCAGTGCCAGCACTCTCCTTTTGGGTGTCGGGAAAAAGGTTGTTTAACAAATTACCAATTACAATTGCAGAGGGATCACCGCCAAGGGATTCGGCGGGATCATTGTTTGCCGTACCCCCAGAGTAAACGAAAACTATGTCATTCGCACCTATAGCCATTATTTCCCTCGTTTCAAAATGTACCGGACATTTCTAGGTGTGTAGCCCGTCATCTGTGCTATAGTAGAGACGTTAAAAAATGGATTTTCCGCCAGAGCTAAGACATTGTGGTGGTTTGTCACCTGCCGGTTCGGTCTTCCGTGTTTGTGCAGGATTCGATAGACTTCCGCAACGGATTTCCCTGTCTTTAGTGCGATGTCTCGCACCTTCATCCCTGGGTCGCCAAAATACATGTTGGCAACCTCGAACTCCGAATATTGCTTTAGTTCTGTCAAGAAGTCCTTAAAAGAGAAGTCCATACCCTATTTAGATAGACGGAACGTAATTCCTGTTATTGACGCTTTGTTCCATAGCAGGTAGAATCTAGCTGGTTCAGAGGAGGAATTTCTATATGGCGGTCTTCAGCTTCGGGAGCGATCCCGAATTCATGCTTTGGAAAAATGGCATTTTCTACAGTGCCATTAACATCGTGCCGGGCAGCAAAAAGGCCTGTTACGTTATAGACGGCTGCAACTTTTACTACGACAATGTGTTGGCAGAATGCACGATTCAGCCAGCGAAAACCAAAAAAGAAACAGTCAAGAATATCCGCAAGTCTCTCACGTTGTACGCCAACTTGGTCAGGCCCTATTACCTCGTTCCCAGGGCTTCACACCGCTACGATTGGAACCAGTTGAAGAGCAAAGAAGCACTAGAAGCCGGGTGCGATCCAGAATGGTGTGCCTATAGTCTGGAAGTAAAAAAGCCTGACAAGGTGTTTTTCCGCAAGAACAACCTGCGGAGTGGCGGCGGACATATTCACCTTGGCTCAAAGACAATTATCAAAAAGCAGCGTGGGCTGATCTTCACCACTAGGATGCTCGATCTCTTCCTGGGCATTCCTAGCATCCTCCTAGACCACGATACCTCCTCACCAGAGCGTCGGAAACTCTACGGCCTTGCCGGTAGATTCCGCAAGCCAGACTACGGTGTAGAGTATCGATCTATCGGTAACTTCTGGCTCGCTAGCCCAAAGTTGGTTGAGTTGGTCTATGACATCTGCGATTTCACCCTGGGGTTCATAGACGCCGACAAGCATCTAGAATTCTGGACTATTGACGAAGAGCGTCTGGCTTCAGATGACGCTTGGAATGATGAGAGCTTCAACCCGGCAGACTGCCACAAATGCCACGGTTATGATGTGGCAGCGTTGAGAGACGCCATCGATAATTCCAATAAAGCCAAAGCCAGGAAATTCATGGACTTCCTGAAACAACAGATGCCTTCCAAGCTCTATGAAGACATTTGCAGCCTTGCAGATCATCCTGATTTCGAGATGTACAAAGAATGGAGACTCAAATGATTGAAATCTACCCGACCCTCATCAATCCCACTCTCGCCAAGAAATGTATCATCTTCATGGCTGGCCGAGGCGGTACGACAAGAGGGCGGCATTTTGAACTCTACAAAGAGCAGCTAGAGAAAATGAAGGCGGAGAATGTGTTACTTGTCGGGGCTGCTGCGATCAAGGAATACTACCAACAGCCCAGGGGTCCACACGACCAAGCTGAAGCTATTCGTGGTCAAGGCAAAGCAGTAGGCCAGATTATGAATCTGGTTCTATCTATGGAACATGATTACGAAGTGAAAAGAGAGAACATCTGGTTGGCTGGCTTTTCAGCCGGGGCTGTAATGGCTGTGATGACGGCGGTTCAGGCGACAAAACACTTTGGCGGCGTCATCGCACACAACGGTGCCATACTAGAACCGAACAACATTCCCGAAGCCAATGGCATGAAGACACCGTTTGCATTGTTCCACACAAAGGACGACAGTGTATTCAAGTGGGACGAACGATATCTGCCAATGAAGAAGGCACTAATCGACAAGAAGTACAATGTGACTTGTTTCGAGACTAAAGAAGGCGGGCACACTATTTCCCAAGAACAAATAGAACAAGCTTGTTCGTTTATCTCCCGGCTACACGCATAACAGTCATTCTGCCTGGAGGAACTTGAGCCTTCAATCCAGTCAAAGCTACTTCTTCGGGCGTAATAGGCTGGAGATGTACCTTCAACCCGGTTTGCTGCTTAGAAAGTTCCAAAGCAAGAACCGGGAATTCCTTTTTGAACTCCTCCCAATCGAAACCTGGGGCTAGTTTCAATTCCTTGCCAAGAAGTACAAAGTATTTGTTGAGAGGCGAATCTGCGGCTAGTCTGCCAACATAGGCGTGATCGAAGTCGCTAAGAATGATCATCTTTTGGGGAGGGTAATCACCGTAGACGTAGTAGCAACTAGTTTGAGCCACTACTTCGGTGAACATGGCCTGGGCTGCCAAACATTTTCCAGCCTTAACCTGATCTGGGTTACAAAGGGTCTTCAAATGCCGGTTGTAGGCCCCATACTCGCCTCTGGCAGAGAAGGGGTGCTGTCCGGCGTAGTGTGAAATGATGTCATGAACGCCTCTGCCACGAACATTGGTCTCGTTATCCCAAGCTGGATGATCCCTCTTATTTGAATCGGCGTCAGGGCCGGGTTTCTCGGCGTAGACATTTACCACTGGTTTTTTAATTCCGGCTGCTTTTTGGGTGTTGATGGCCTGAGTCATCTGCCTCATGCTCTTGTAAGGATCATCCATCGTCGGATTCATGACCCACCTACTCTTCAAAAAGTTATATTGCCTGCCGATCTTCCTTTGCAGGTCTTCGTAAGCGGCCCTGGCCCCAGGCTCTTCTGAAGAGGCGATCATGTAAGATGCAGCCACAAGCCGCTGGAAAATGGAGCCTTTGTAGCTTCCCTTTAGAGCGAGTGCTTCTTGAAGTGATAACCAATTGACGAAATCCATGTCTTATCTACTATGTCTGCGAAGTTTTCTGCATTCCTCCTTCATCCACTCCTTGAACTCCGATGAACGGCACTCGTTGCACGTCCATTTCATGCCAATGTAGCGAAAAATGTCCAACTCAAGATACAAACGCTTCTTGTGAATGAAACATATTTCGCCACACTGCCCGCACCATAACTTTTTACGCCCCGGCTTGGCATCCTCGTTAAAGCGATAATGTTTGGCAAGATAGGCTTCAACGGGGTCCACAGATGAACGGTGGTTCACCGAGAACTTCGGTACAACGGCTTCCCGTTTGGCTTTCTTTCGCTTTTTGGGGAGGTTGTCGTAGTAATCACGAAGAGGCCCTGGCATAGCAGGCACAGGAAACTTGGTGCCACGCAACCACTGATATGTTGCTCCTGTTTCGCAAACAAAGCTGGGAGGGACTACGGATTGGTGCCCATTGCCACGAAATTCTATGTTTTGATAGACAATTCTGGTTAGATCGGGGTCTGGAGAAAGAAAAAGATGGTGCTGGGACTTGGAACTACGCCACGTAGGATGTGGGTAATCTCCGATGAGCTTCTGTAGCGTGGCATTTGCTTCCTCGTCGTCGCCCTCAACATCTACGACATCTCCCAGCAAAATGCCTATATTGGCACCGGGATAGACGTAGAAACCCTCTCTACATCGCTCGACGGACCAGTCCTTATTCCAGCCCATACCAATCGGTCTTTTTGACGAGCGGTGTAATGGAATAGGCTTGAGTCCCTGACCAATGTATGCTTCGACAAAATCAGCAATGAAAGCTTCCTTTGGCATAATCAAAGTATTATACCAGACTGTCGAAAACCATCAAGCCTTGTATTTCACGGCCTCGATTATCTGCGATCTAGTCAGCGTCTCTACCTTGATACTGTGTTTGTGTGCCCAATCAGCAATTTTGGCGTATATAGCTAACCGATCCCTTCTCAGCCAATAGTTGGTAAGTGCCATTGATCTCCCCGTTCTTATTAACGGTGGAGTTAGATATACCAGATTCTATAGATAACGCAATAGCTACTCTAGACATTTTTGCCAAAATAGAATAAATTGTACCACGACCTAGAAAGGGAAACCTACATGAAAGTTTTCGTTACTGGCGGGACCGGCTTCATCGGCTCAAATCTAGTCAAAGAACTAGTAAAGAGAGGGCATAGAGTAGTGGCGACTGGTTGCAAAACCGAGGTCAAATTACATGGCGACGTGCAATTTCTCGGTCTGCATTTAATGGGCATCAACTGGCACGCCCTGGACGGTATAGATGCCGTGGTGCATCTTGCGGCCAATAACGACACGATGGACCGGGATAGGCAAGAGATGTTCTTGGCTAATGTAGACTCTTCGGTAAAGTTGATGTATGAGGCAGGGTGCCGTGGTGCTAAGAGCTTTGTATACGCCTCTAGTTGTGCCGTGTACGGTTCCGCTCCTGCTCCTTATGTCGAAGATGAAACAGTTCCAGTTCCACTCAATGTATATGGTGAATCCAAGCTATACATAGAAAAGGAAGCCGAGGTCTATTGGAACAGGGTGGGCACAACTTCGCTTCAAAAGATGCCGATGATTGGGCTGAGATTCTCGAACGTGTACGGCCCAGGAGAGGATCACAAGGGAAAACGAGCCAGCATGGTGCATCAGATCATACAGAAAATGCTACGAGGGCAGTCGCCACGGCTATTCGAGTTCGGCGAACAACAAAGGGATTGGGTCTATGTAGACGACGTGGTGCAGGCAATTGTACTCGCATTAGAGTACACAGGTCCACACGTAGTTCTCAATTGCGGCAGCGGTAAAGCTGAGTCTTTCAACAAAATCGTACAGATAGCCAACAAGCTAATTCGTACAAACAACGGGCTAATTCCGCTCGACATCCTGTATGTGGCTAACCCTAGCCCAGAGACCTACCAGGATTTTACTCTCTGCGATATGAGCAAAGCCGAAAGAGTGCTTGGTCACAAACCTAAATACGACCTGGAGGCGGGCATAGCCGCCCTCTTGAAATAAAAAAATCAATGGGCCGGAAAACCGGCCCATTGATTTTGGAGGTTATTGGAGTTACTTATAGCTGACCGATTCTGGTTGCAGGCGAAAATCCAGGTTCTCCTGGTTTTGGCTGAGTCTCGCCTTGCGGCACTTGAGCCAAAGCTAAAGCGTTAGGGTCTATCTCTGGAAAAAGTGCATCCTCTCGCACGCTGATGCCATCCCAATTCTTCTGATTTGGGTCTGGACCAATCATGCCCATGACGGAGTTCCACCAATCGGTTTCCTCCTTCGTCATTTGCTTCTTGGCACCCTTCTTCATTGTCTTGCAGGAACATTTGGACATCATCTTGTTGCAGCCCTTACACTTGCCGTCGTCCTTCTTCATGCCCTTCTTCATTATCTCACCCTTGGCAAACGGCGGCTTCTTACCCTTGCCCTTCTTCGGCGGTGGAGGCATATCCATGTCTTCTTCGTCACCCATGCCTTCTTCGTCACTCATGCCTTCTTCGTCGCCCAGGTCTAGTTCCTCATCGCCCAGGCCCTCTTCGTCGCCTAGTTCTTCGTCGCCCAGACCTTCCTCATCATCCAAACTGACTTTTTCCTCGTCGTCCAGGCCCTCTTCATCACCTAGTTCAAGGTCGGCATCGTCTAGCTTTGGATCAAGTTCTTCTTCGTCTTCAGGAACATCCTTGCCGAACATCTTTTTCTTCATCTTCTTGGCTTCTAATAGCTTCCACTTTGCAAGCCAATCAGAAGCTCCAGTTGACCCGACAATACCGCCAACAGTAGCGGGCCGAGCAACACCTAGAGTGAACGATGTTCCGGTTACGGACTCGTTTAAGTCTCTCCATTCCTTAAATGTCAGCATGTGTTGTCTCCAAAAATCTTGTATCTAATACCAATTGCTGGTAAACTATATATGTAGGAGTGCCCGAATTCAACCAGGCACCGTCCATTTCTTATTATCTTATCTAGGAGGCAATATGAAGAAATTCATAGCTACAATCGGTCTGTTGGCCTTGGGACTTTTTGCATTTGGATCAACGGCTCAAGCACAGCAAAGGCACAATCACCCAAACAACAACCATCACTACAACCAGTACAACAACCACAACAACTGTAACCCGTACCCGTATCCGCACCATCATCACTATCCAAGGCCGTACCCATATCCTTATCCATACGTGAACCCCTACTACCCGTATTACCCGTACCCGTATTACCCGTACCCGTATTATCCACACAGCTACTTCCAGTTTCAGCTTAGGATTCGTTAATGAAAAATCACCTACTCAGGGCGGCAGTCATCATCGTTGGCCTAGTTCTAGGTTGGAACGGGTTTAAGTGGTGGTACAGTCGCCAGTTTGCATTGGAGTACATCCAAGAAGACTTCCTACAAAACAGGAAGAATGAGATGACTCCTATAATTCCGCAGCAACAAACCGAAGAAATGAAAATAATCGAGGCGATAAACACTAGAAACGCCTCGATCAATTCGGTAAGCTGTAATGTGGATATCCGGGCTACCCACCAATTCACGGTGAAGCTCACCGCAGTCATTCGCCATGAAAAGAAGCTCCGGTTCCGAATGCAGACAAATTCAGTTCTAGGTAGGGAATCAGACATCGGTTCTAACGATACGCACTTCTGGTTCTGGTCTAAAAGGATGGACCCGCCCTACCTGTTTTTTGGGCGGCACGAGAACCTGATGAAGAGCAGATTGCGGACACCCTTTAACCCTGAGTGGCTTGTAGAACTGTTGGGCGTTGGGGATATAAACTACCAGAATGCTTTCGTCGTAAGAAACGGCAAGCTCGTAGCCATCCTGCAACCGAAAACAAGTACGAACGGTGAACAAATCACCAAAGTCACATTGATCGATCCAGAGAGAATGGTGGTGGTGGGCCACTATCTCTATGATTCGGCGGATAAACTGATCGCCAGTGCTGAGGTAGAAAGTTTGTTGACTACCAACACCGGCCATATCGTTCCACGCAAGTTGAAAATGATCTGGCACGAAGAAGGTGTATTAGTAGAATGGACTCTGCGGGACATCAGAATCAACGCCCCACAGAGTCCATCTAGCTGGCAAATGCCAGACGTAAGACAAAAAATGGAGTTAGGCAACTAACATTACTTGCCGAACTTCTTGAGAATAGTTTCTCTCCTCTTCTTTTCAATGGCTAGCCGTTCCTTGTTCATGCCAGCGGGACTTTTTTGTTGTTGCACTGCCAAAGCCCTCAACTCGGTTGGAGACTTTGCGGCAGCCAAACCCCCCTGGATCGATCTTTGAGCAGGCGTGACCACCGGCCTTGCTCCCGCCACGTTTCTGATTGGCCTTCCACCACCGCAGCCACATCCCATAGTGTACCTCCAACTAAGCAAATATCTTTCTTCTGGGCTTCTGAACCTTGTCCACGGCTTCCTTTTTCTGTGTAGAGACAATGTTCGCACTCTTGTGACCGCACCCGCAGCCATTCTGTCTCGGTTGAACTTGTCGTCGCTGTGCTGGGTTCATGCTGTATATATCCTAGTAAGAAAACAATAAGGCTGGCAGTTGAACTGCCAGCCTTATTCGGAATCACCCAAGATGGACGTTAGCTTCTCTTGCTAGAGTTGCTCTTCTTGGCCTTCTTGCCCTTCGTTTCCTTCTTGATGGTCTTCTTTGCCTTCTTCGGAGTCTCCTTAGAGGCGGTAGTCTTCTTACTCATTACGATTATCTCCTTTGTTGAGGTAAGTGAACTAGTAGAGAATCATTGTATCAAAAAATCACAGCACGAGAAAACTTTTGTATCCTCCATGTCAAAATTCTTATCGTGTTGTAGATTACCGACACATCCTCCTAACGTCGGTATCAACAACCTCTTGCCAGGAGGGCGGTATCTCTTGGTGTAGAACTTGATTATAGCCTCCTCGTATTTTTTGTAGAGCTTGTGCATACGCACCCCTGGAATGTGTTTTGAGAGATTGAAGCAAGCAAGGATGTTTGAGACGGTCTTGAGGGCGTAATGTATCTTGACCTTCTTCCGGCCACGACCAACCTTGTTGAAGTCGATGAACCAAGTCAATGAATCTGGATCGTAACTGAAAACGGGATTGAGGAGGCCGACCTTCTCATGTGCGTCTATGTAGTCCTCGATCTCCGAGAGGAACATAGACCTGCGGTGTCCAAGGTAGAAGACGTTGTAGAAGTAACCAGGGATGGTGCGGAAAGTCAGGGCCAAGATATTCTTGTTGACCTTGGTGTTGAAGTTGTGACGCAAGCAAAAGGGGCAGAAGAACTCGCTACCGGAGAGTTTTTCGCAGATGCCCCTGATTTCCGGGTAGAGACCTACGGTTTTTTCGCAAAAGCTGCATGTGAAATGTATCTTCTCAGATAATTCGTTCTTAACTGCCTTCTTTGGCAACAGTCGCACATTTTTGACGCTTACGCTCATCTATCCTACACCCAAGGGCCTAGATTCAGGAATGCTATCAGAACTTCCGAAAAAAATCAATTTTCGCCCTATATACCAAAGGAATTCCAACTCGAAATAAGCGAGGTATACCTTATGAAGACATTCATGCAATGGGCTGAGACAAACAAGCACGACCTGAGTTTTCTAGTTACAGATGCCCCAGAGGGCAAGGATACTGTGGACGAGAAGACCAAGCGTGCCGGTATCAGCGATAACTATCCTGATGCCTACGTGAAGAAGCAATATCCTCACAAGTATTTCAACCCGATTTCCGCCACGGCTGACAGCCAGCTAGGTGGGAAGATTGGCAGCTAAACAAAAAGCCCGGCGTAAGCCGGGCTTTTTGTTTATAGATTGTGATTCCAAGCTCGCTCGTCCTCAGAATAAAGTTCATTCTGTTCTCTCAGACTCAGCACGTAGTCCAATGCACGCTCTACATCCATAGAGTCATGGATGTAGTTTTCCATGTTCCTAAGCCGTTCGTACTTAGCATATCGGTTCGGCGGATTCTTAGCCGTAGATAGGTCTACAAAATCGACCTTGGAAGGTACTGCCTTGGAACTGGACTTGCCGGATTTATTTGCAGTGGGTGCCGACTTGCTGCCGCAATTGCTAGCACCACCTGGGCCGCAGCAAGACCCACTAGTGGAAGGATTCAACACCTTCTGGATTCGTTTCTCGTGATCTTTCTGAACGACTGTCTTATCGTCATCGTCATCTGGCACATCTAGTCGCTCCCAATAACCCCACTGATCTTCATTCTGCGGGTTCTGAACGACCATGCCCGACTTGTAATACTTTTGGATGATCTGTTCGACACGTTCTTTGGTCAGGTTGGCTTCTTTTGATATAGCAGACGTACTTCGCCACTTGTACTTCGGATGACGTGCTAGTGCTATAAAGAAACGCTGTTCCTCATCACCTTCTTTGGTGCCTTGAGGATATACCTGCGTCCACTTCTTCAACTTCTTTTTATTCGCCATAGTATTTTTCTCCAAACTACTATAGATAGAGTGTAGCTAATTAGATCGGCTGGCACAATATCTAAGTAACAGCCGAAGAAAAAAGAAAGGTCAGTATGGGCAAAATCAACCGTCTCAGTAAGAGAGTAACCAAGTACGAAGCTCTCGCACAACAGCGTGAGCGACTGGAGTATAAGACGAAAGGCGAAGGACTCTATCTATATAGAAACAAGTCCAAGGATGCAACATTAGAGTTGCCAAAGCCAACCACATCAGGCCAACGTGTCGTTCAACCGCTGGGAGAGTGGCAAGGCGACAACTACTACATGCAGTTGGTGAGGACCAATCTAGCAACTCTCGTCCGTGAAATTATATCTCCAACAGAGGAAAAAGCCATGAACGAAAAGAAACTCATTCTAGATCAACCCGACCGTGTGACCGTCAAAGGCACTGTCGAGCAGGTTTTGGTCGAGCCAAACGACGCAGAAGCAACCCCGCCGACGTCAACCAGAAGGACCAAGAGAGAGCATTCCAAGAAGAAAGAAACGCTCTTGAACGAGGCCCCGGTAGATGGGGTTGAGATCGTTTTGAGCTAACCCGAAAAAGACAATTTTATTCTAGAGCCGTCGTGCTTCCGCACGACGGCTCTTTCTACATCAGGCTTCTAGATTCCCCGAATTAGGCCACTTGACATCGGCTTCCCGGTGACTATAATGCTCGTAGCGGTTTGTGGCAACAGTGTTCTCTGAGGAGACCAAGAAATGGCGAACAGCATTCGTAGGCAAGTGATGCTGAAGCGAAAGTGCAGTCAGAAGACCAACGACAAGACCACGAAGAAACAGGTTGAGTACATCGCCAAGCGTTCCACCACCGGCTCTCGTGGCAAAGGCTGGGAGTACAAGGTCAAGAAAGCCGCTGCCCCAGTGAAGGTCGGCGAGTCGTGGATTTTCACGTATCGCATCGAGTACCAGAAGTCGGGCGGGCGAGGCGAGGCGTGGAAGGGTCAGTGGGCCGAAATCCTGAAGTACGTCATCGAGGTCGGCAACGGCACCAAGTACGGCAAATTTCCGTGGCGGGTCACGCACCCCGATGAGAAGGAGATCAAGGCAATTCTGGCCGAGGAAGGCTACCTGGAGGAGTTGGATCATGTCTTCATGCCGGACAACGAGCGTCCGACCGTGCATGACGACAAGTTACTGCCGATGGACGAGGACCACCAGAAGAAGTACGCCGACATCAGCTTCGACCGCAAGGACCACTTCACGCACATCTACGACCGTGATGCTCAGATCGAGCGGGTCATCTCGGCGATCAAGGCGGCTCAGGCTTCCTTGATGGAGAACCGCTTCCACTGCGTTCTCTACGGTCCTCCTGGCTGCGGAAAAACCGAAATTCTGCTCGCCGTCTGTACGATGCTCGGTCGTGAGGGCGAAGCCTACATCAAGCTAGATGCGACTAGCACCACCAAGGCCGGTATCGAGTCGCATCTACTCGACCCCAACACACTCATTCCTCCGGTTATCATGATCGAGGAAATCGAGAAGACGAACGAGATGGACCTGCGGTGGATGCTGGGCGTTCTAGACAAGCGTGGTGAGATTCGCAAGCTGAACTACCGCATCAACGCACGCCGCAACGTGCCGATGCTTTGCCTCGCCACGGTGAACAACATGGAGTTATTCAAGAACGTGCTGGCAGGTGCCCTTGCCAGCCGGTTCCCAAATAAGCTATACTGTCCTCGCCCTGGTCGGGAGATCATGAAGCGTATCCTCGAACGTGAGGTTGCCAAGTCCAAGGGCAAGACTGAGTGGATCGAACCCGCTCTCCAGTTTGCCGTGGACGACCTGGGTATCAACGACCCACGAGAGGTCACGCCAATCTGTCTCTGCGGTGGAGACGATCTCCTGAAGAAGACGTACCAGCGGTGGTACATTCACACGATGGAGCCGGGCGACCAGGAGAAGGCCAAGGAAAAGGCTCCGCACTGGTTCAAGGACTAGCGATCTAGCTGGTCCTAGAAAGGACTAGCAATGTTCGCACTACTCAAAAATGGGCGTCTTGTGAACCTCACGGCTTGCAGCACAGAGGTCACGAACGCCCTGGCCGATGGAACGGCTGACACAGTGAAGAAGGTCGAAACGCTTGACGAAGTGGCGGTACTGGTGAACAACCGGTGCAGCCACTTCGCCGTTGACCAAGACACGTCGGAAGACGCAGACGGCGTTCTCTCCGCTCTCGGACAATTCTTCGACAACATGCGAACCTCCATCGAGGATGGAGCCTCAAGTCTATATGAACAGGCCCGGTCTCTGTCCGGCAAGGACATCCTTACCAGGGCCGAGGCTGCATTCAAACAAGCGAGGGACGCAGGTGCCCAGAAGCTCGATGAGCTTCGGAAAGTCGTACACAAGGCCACCGAAAAAGTCGTACACAAGGCCACCGAAAAGAAGTAACGGGACAGTTGAAAGAAAATCGAAGACGCATGGAGCCAGTTCCAGAACCAAAACGGCAGATGTGCTATTAGTGGGGTCGAAATCAAGTTGGTCAGAAACTATAGCACTGCTCCTAGAAGGAAGCACCAAACAGCATCACTAGACAGGATTGACAGCACTAAAGGCTATGTCAAAGAAATGTGGCCTGGGTGCATAAAGCGGTACAACAAATAAAGTGGAACTTCACGCTCTCAGAACTCGTAGACTGGTGTGGTTTGATTTAGAGACATCAAAATGAGTAAGCTGGTTGTAGAAGTGTGTCGTGTTGAAAAGATCGAAGATCACCCAAACGCCAATCGTATGAAGTTGGCGACAATCAAGGGTTGGAAGACCTGTGTACGGCATGACCCAGAAACAGGCTGGACGCAATTCAAACCGGGTGATTTCTGTGTGTATTTTCCGCCCGACGCCATTCTGCCGCCTGCACTCGCCAACGACAGACTTGGGATCATGAAGTATCTCAAGGAACTGCCGAAAAACGAGCTAGGTGAACGCACGCCTGGAGGCAGAGTTGCAGCCACGAACTTGCGGGGATACCCCAGCTACGGTGTCATCATGAAGATTGATCCCAAGTGGGGCGATGACCCGAACTGGCCGGTCGGCACCGATCTAGCTGAACACTTCGGTGTCACCAAGTACGAACCGCCGTTGGACTGCACCGATGGAGACGCTGAAAAGCAATGCCCTCGCTTCTACGATTACACTTCCATCGAACACTACGGCAACTTCCCCGCTGCGTTCGATGCCGGTGAAGAAATTATTCTGACCGAAAAGGTCCACGGCAAGAACTGCCGAATGGGTCTGTGTCTGGACACAGATGAGAACTGCGTTCCGGGCTGGGTCTACATGTGTGGGTCGCACGACGTTCGCCGAAAGGAATGGTCTCCACAGAACCGCCGCTTCCAGGCTGCGGAGTTGATGGAGAGCATGATCGTCAGCGAAAAGGCACCGCCACTCGGCACCATCTTCCTATACAACGGAAGCTGGTGGAAAGTAGAAGAATGCTACGAGCGTCCCGTCAAGTCGATTCTGCTCGACGCCGAGGGCAAGCGGTACTTTGGGCCTGAAGAGATTCGGGCATACATCAAGACCGCTCGCTGCACGCAGGAAGGTGAGACGATCCTGCGGAAATCTGAATTCTGGGAGTTTCTAAACGACGGCGTAAAGGGCCTGCTGGAGTACATGCGGGACGAATATCCCTGGGATGGGAACAAGTTCAGCATCATCCTCTACGGCGAACTATACGGCAGTGGCGTTCAGGATATGACCTACGGTATGAGGACCAAGGGTTTCAGGGCCTTCGACCTTGCCTTGAACAACCTCTATCTGGATTTCGCCGTCAAGGTAGACCTGTTCAAGCGGTTCGGCATCGAGATGGTGCCGATTCTGTACCAAGGACCGTTTTCCCAGGAAGTGGTCGAAAAGCACACCAGCGGCCCGACTACCCTCTGTGAACCATCAGCGATCAAGAGTGGTTTCAAGGGGCGGGAAGGCGTGGTGATCTTGCCGACCAAGGAACGGCTCAGTCCTGTGATCGGAAAACGCTGCTGCCTGAAATCAGTGTCTACCGATTACCTCGCCCGGTCTGGCGGTACTGATTTCCACTAGGATTTTCCCTGGTTTCGAGCGGGCCTGCCTCACGGCAGGCCCGCTCTCTTGACACCTGAATTCAGGATGTCTAGAATTGCGACGGAGGTTGGGCGAGGCGTTTATGCCGGGTCTTTCGACCCTCCGACTCTGGGACACATATACGTCATCGACCAGACCGCACGGCTCTTTGACGAGTTGATCGTTGCCGTTGGCGACAACCCTGAAAAAAAGTTTTCTGAACGCAGCAGGATAGATATGCTGAAAGAGAGCATCCTGCTTTTGCAGCAACGTCTTCAAGGCGACCATCCCATCGAGAACATCCGAGTCGATCATTTCCGTAATCGGTTTCTCATTGACTACGCCAAAGAACAAAACGCAAAGTATATCATTCGAGGAATCCGCAACTCCCAGGATTTCGAGTTTGAGAAAGCAATGCGGTATCTCAATGCCGACCTCACGCCAGGGATAACAACCCTGTTCATTGTCCCTCCACGAGAGTTGGCTGAAATCAGTTCCAGTGTTGTGAAGGGGGTGTGTGGACCGGAGGGCTGGCAGCGTGTTGTCCAGTCTATGGTCCCACCCCCGGTCTGCTCAGCAAGTGCACCGTCAAAGACGTGGATGAGGAAGGCTAGCTCACTTGTGAGCCGAAGCCCGATAACGAAGTTCTCGCCGTTCAGATCGGCGAGGACCACGCCGGGCCGGACGGTTTCACCCTCATCGGTCAGTGGGGTGATGAACGAATCGTAGATGGAAAGCAGTGCTTCCTGCAATACGGTATTGCGGGGACTACGTACTGCAAAGCGTTACTAACCCCAACGACCGATGGATCGTGAAGCGTGGCCTCTACTTCTCCGACTATCTTCTTGGCAGAAACACTCAGAAAATCTGCTGCCTAGAAATACAACCTCCGCTACTCTAATAAATGACGGCGTGGTTTCCACGCCGTCATTTATGTTTTTGGAGGTTGAATGAAAGGTATTATTCTTGCAGGAGGTCTCGGCACACGCCTGCACCCTTTGACAAGGGTTACGAACAAGTGTTTGTTGCCGATCTACAACAAGCCCATGATATACTACCCGATTCAGAATCTAATCGATTCGGGTATCAACGACATTCTGCTCGTGTGTGGCGGTAATGCTGCCGGTGAATTCCTGAGAATCCTTGGGAATGGCGAAGAATTCGGCATCAAGCATCTACACTACACATATCAGAAGGAAGCGAGCGGCATTGCCCACGCTCTGGGATTGGCGAGAGAATTCTGTAACGGTCAGCCAATGACCGTAATGCTAGCAGACAACATTCTAGAGAACCCCGTTCGGGAACAAGTGCAGGAATTTTCGGCCAACCCTGTCGGAGCGAAAATCTTCCTCACCAAAGTTGCAAACCCATCTGCCTACGGCGTAGTTGAAGCTGATACCGAGGGGAATATCCTCAGTATAGAAGAAAAACCGAAGTATCCAAAGTCGGACGAGATTGCAATTGGACTCTACATGTACGATAATACCGTCTGGGAGTTCATTGACCAGCTAAAGCCATCTGCTCGTGGCGAGCTAGAGATCACCGACTTGAACAACCACTTCCTCCGAAATGGCAGACTCAAGGCACATCGAATCAACGGATGGTGGGCTGATTGCGGAGAGAACTTCGACATGTATTTAGACGCTTCTAACAAAGCGAGGGAATTATGGCATAAGAAGCGACGGTAAAACCCAAAAAGGACTGGTAGGATTTAATGTTTCTAGGCATAATAGGCGTGCAAGTAGTTGTACTAGCCTATTTGCTATGGGTGTGATATGTTGAAATCCGAAGCCTTGCAGATGTTGAATGAAAAAGTGTGTTCTTGTACGAAGTGCAATGAGCTAGCTCGTACAAGAACAAACCGTTTTTAGGGAAGGCAACCCTCGCTTCTCTAATTAACCGTCCTTCTTGGACGGTTTCTTCTTTTCTGGCTATACAACTCCCGCATTAGGCACTTCAAGCCATACCTCTCCCTCTCCGCACATCTTTTTCTCGGTCAAATAATGTAAGCAGTGTCGTTTACTAGAAGAAGGAAAACCGGAGAATATGACAACATGCGTTAAAATAATCAGGAAATCCAATGTTTCCGACCCGCTAGAACTGGTTAATCAAAACATGGTGATAGAAGATGGGTTGGAACATGGTAGGAGAAATAACCTTGAACGGCGTGCCTCGCTGGGATATGCTCGATGAGGCAAATAACCTGATTTCCAAATTAAAAACTACCAAGCCAAAATATGTTATTTACCGTGACCATGATAGAATAGGCTTCAAGAATCCCGCCGAAATCGGTTTCTTCATTACCTCCCTGAAACAACTGGATATGAAGATTATCACCGCCAACGACGAGCAGGTGGTCGATATGACCAACCTCGCTTCGACCATGCGGACGGTGCAAAACCAGTTAGCTTCATCAGCCGAGATTGAGAAGAAGGGATATAGGACACAAATTGCTCGCCGGAAGACTATCGAGAAGAAGTCTAGTCCTGGCAAGATGTGTGTCTATGACTATGACTGGATAGTATATAACCGTGAAGGCACTTTCAAATATAAGGTCATCTACGAAGGTTACAAAAAATGCGAAGGACGGCACTGGACTGACCCACCGAAGAATACCAGAAGTCATGCCAATGCGGTGGAAAGAATATCCAGACGGCAAACGAGAAGCATATCACGACCAGTGGGTTCAAAATAGTCACAACTGGATATTGCTCACGTCCGTTCCCATGATGGAAAAGGGCGACCGGAAGACTGAGATTGTTAATGTTGAGCGTGCCAAAGTTGTGAAAGATATATTTGACTTGGCTGACACTCCTAGTTACAAAACTCCTCACGAAATTGCCTGCATCTTCAACAATAAGGGCATCAAGAGCATGAGTAGGAAGTGGGATGCCAAGACAATAAAGTGCATCTTGTCAAACCCCATATACAAAGGGTATCCAGTCGATAATCAAACTTCAAAAGCAAAGACCGCTCGGTTGAATACTAATATAGTTACCGTGCCACCGACCAAGGAAGAACGAGCAGCAATACGCATTGTAGATATTGCACAATGGGACCGAGTGAATAAATATCTGCGAGATAATCAGACAGGATATAAACATTTTCGCCGTGCTAATCTCGGTGACTTTTGGGCAAAGTGCTTTTTGTTCTGCGGTAACTGCCAAGATATTTTTTACGTCGCCAATAGCACTAAATGGAAACCTTCCAAGAACTATCGCTGCGAGAAGTGTGGTGCCATAAAATCCCAATGCTAACGTCCTTTTTCTAGGTGAGGCTCCCGGTCAAAATGAAGACGGAACCGGAAGGCCCTTCGTCGGTAGGGCAGGTAGTTACTAGACGACATCATTTAATCATCTGCTGGGGCGACCGAATCGAGGATGTAACCATACGCTGAAAACTCGTAGTGGATTGACCCGTACTGGCCTTGTGGCAAGGCTCTTATCAAGTCGGAGAATTATGTCCTCGTTCCTGATTACTTTTCTCCCGATGTTCGCTGACCCATTACAATCAGCATTGATTACACGACCGTCACTGGAACGATAACGCCCACGACCCATGCGAGTACCAAAAAAACTCATGCTTCACACCAGCAACGTACTCTGGGAGCGGATTACGGTCAAAGAAACTGGCTTTGCTGGTGTAGAACTCCTCCGTGAAAATAACCTCAAGTTGCACGATAAACTTGGAAACATGGTGGAAGTAGTTTTCCAGTCGGAAGTACCATTTCTTACTTTCACGCTTGGTCTTGTGCCTGTTGAAATGCTTGTTGATGCTCTTGCAAATGCGACCGTATGGGAGAAGTCTGATCGGAAGTTATCATAGCAAGGTTATTCAACCCAATGTCAATACAGTTGTTCGGGACAGCTTGTTCGTATTGTACGTCCACGATGAAGCCAAATCGCTTGGGTGTAATGACCACTTATTTGTAGGCTCTGGTACTTTGGATACTGAAGCAGTCGTTGGTCGGCGTTATGGTGTTCGGTTTTTGCTTAACCTTGTTCTGTCCTCCTTTGATGGTTTCATTATAGAAGATGACCTGAGCCAGTTTGTCCTTGTAGTAGGGTGGCATGGGCATCTTGACGAACTTACTCTTGTCCTTTGACCACTTAAAGAAAGTGGCAGAGCGAGCTTTACAACAGGTCGAGCGTGACTACAATACGGGTGTGGTCAGGACAACTCAACAAATAGGAGAGAATGAACCATGCGAAAGGTCCATCTGGTCATCATCGACCCGCAGAATAGTTTTTGCAAAGTCGTTCCCCAAACCGACCAGCAGAAACTCCACGACGGCGAACTGTGCGTCACCGGGGCCTGGGAGGATATGGAACGGGTCGGCGACATGATCCGACGCCTGGGCAAGAAGCTGACGCAGATTCACATCACCCTCGATTCCCACCACCAGTGGCACATCGCTCACCCCTGCTGGTTCAAAGACAGCAAGGGTCAGCCTCCGGCCCCCTTCACCACCATGCGAGTAGAAAACGGGGTGATCATCGGTGCCCAATTCGATGCCAAGGGCGGTCTCCATGACGTGGGCGAGTATACGCCGACTCTCTTCGGCGAAACCTACAAGTGGACCTACAAGTATCTCACCGAACTGGCTTTGGGCGGTCGCTACCCGCACGTCATCTGGCCGTATCACTGTTTAATCGGCACGCCCGGTCACAACATCGTCGCCCCGCTGGAAGACGCCATCCTCGAATGGGAGCGTGTCGCTCGGCAGACCTGCGACAAGATCACCAAGGGGTCATGTCGTTTCGTGGAACACTTCTCGGCAGTTCGTGCCGAAGTAACCTACGACCAAGACCCCAACACCCAACTCAACACCGACTTCGTACAAATGCTCGGCCACGAGGCCGACGAGGTTCTGATCTCCGGTGAGGCCCTATCTCACTGTGTCGCCAACACTTTCCGAGACGTTGCCAACGAACTCGGCGACGACTTCGTGAAGAAGTGTGTGCTGCTCGAAGACGCCTCCAGCAACGTCGGCAACTTCGAGAGCTACGGCAAGAAATTCGTCACCGAGATGAAGGCTCGTGGAATGCGAGTCTCTACCACCAAGAAATACCTCAAGTAACCGGACTGACTATTCGCCCCATAGTCTTTCCCATATACCAGAAAGGAACTAGTCATGTCTGATGAACAGGCCCTTGAACAGCACAAGATCGGGCACTTCGGTTTCAGTGCCGTCCACATTGGCAATCTCGGTGCGGCGGAATACACGCTCGTCACCATCGTCTGCGATCGCAGCGGCAGTACCAACGGCTTCCAAGCCGATATGGAAGCTGCTCTGAAGGAAGTCATCAAGGCGTGTCAGTTCTCGCCACGAGCCAACAACCTTCTGATCCGTGTCCTAACGTTCGAGGACTCGCACAGCGAATTCCACGGCTTCAAGCTGCTGGAGCAGATCAACCTCGATGACTACAACGGGGCATTGGCACCGGACGGCTACACCGCCTGTTACGACGCCATGCTCGACGGCATCGAGGCAACCGACAACTTCGGCCAGCAGTTGGATGCCCAGGATTTCAACGTCAACGCTATCCTGTTCTTCATTACAGATGGCGATGACAACCGTTCCACGAACGGTACGACACAAATCAAGCAGGCACTCAGTAAGGCGGTGAAATCCGAGGCCCTGGAGAGCATCGTCACCATCCTGATCGGCGTGAACGTCATCGATCCGCACTTCAAGGAGCGGCTGGAGCAGGCTCACCAGCAGTGTGGTTTCACACAATTTATCGCTTTGGGCGATGCGAACAAGAAGACACTGGCAAAACTCGCTCAGTTCGTCAGCCAGTCGATCTCCTCGCAGTCTCAGGCGTTGGGAACAGGCGGTCCTTCCAAGAGCATCAACTTCTGAACTCTGTCCGTTTCGGAGTTGATTCTGACCACGCTGTTCGGAGCAAGACGCCCGGCCCGACATGTCGGGCCGGGCGTTCTTGTATTTACAGGCCAAAAACCAACACTACAATGGTCGTGAAAGAAGGACCGCAATGCTCAAATCGATTCTAGATACCGACCTGTATAAGCTGACGATGCAGCAGGCGGTATTGGAAAAATATCCTGATGCCCACGCCGTCTATACTTTCACGAACCGAAGGAAGTCCGACAAGTTCCCTGATAAGTTCGAGGACTACTTGGTTTCCGGCCTCATGGCCTTAACTAAGGTGGCGTTGTCGCCCGGTGAGGCAACATGGCTCGCCACGGCTTGCCCCTGGCTCAAGTCCTCCTACATCGAGTACCTCCGCAACTACCGTTTCAACTCTTCGGAACTGTTTTTGAAAGTCAGGAATGACGATCTCACTATCACCATCAACGGACCTTGGCACCGAACTATTCTGTGGGAAGTGCCGATGATGGCGATCATCAGTGAACTCTATTTTCAGCATGTAGTCACGGATTGGACGCACGAAGGGCAAGAAGAGAAGATCGCAAAGAAGGGTGAACTTTTTAAGGCAGAGCAGATACGTTGGTCGGACTTCGGTACTCGTCGCCGTCGCTCCTACAAATCACAAGATCGTGTCGTCAACATCTTCAAAGGCAACCCATTCTTCAGCGGCACAAGCAACGTCCATCTAGCCCACAAGTACACTGTCCGGCCAATCGGAACTATGGCCCACGAATGGATTATGGGCCACGCCGCTCTCTGCGGTCTGCGGTACGCCAACCGCTACGCCCTGCGTGCGTGGAACGATGTGTATCACGGCAACCTGGGGATTGCTCTTACCGACACCTACGGCACACCAGCTTTCTACAAGGACTTCGATGGCGTGTTAGCTCGTCTTTATGACGGCGTTCGGCATGACAGCGGTAGTCCCTTCGAGTTTGCCGATGCTGCGGTCGCTCATTACAAATCACTCAACATCAACCCAGCCCACAAGACCATCGTGTTCAGTGATAGTCTGGACCCTCCATTGGCAGTTCAGCTTGCTCAGCGGTGCCGTCAACTAGGAATCAACGCTGTTTTTGGTATTGGCACGAACCTCACGAATGATTATGATAGTGGCAAGCCGCTGAATATAGTCATCAAACTGCGTTCACTGAACGGTGTCGAGGTCGTTAAACTGAGTGACGATCTCAACAAGGCGACCGGCGATAATGACGCCGTGCGTGTCGCCAAGTGGACGTTCTGCAATACACCGCTCGATAAGCCAGGAGTTCAGAGCTACAAGAGGTAACTGATATGAACGACTTTGGCCTCGCACGCATCACCGTTGTCAGCCCGGAAGTCAAGGTTGGCAACCCAACATTCAATGCTTTCCAGGTTGCCGATGCGGTCAAGAAAAACCCTGGATCGCAAATTTATCTTTTCCCTGAGTTGGGGATTACCGGCTATACATGTGCCGATCTCTTCAACTCGGCTACACTTCTCGAACGGACTGTGGATAGTCTAGTCTGGCTCAGCGAGCAGACGTATATGAATGACGCCTTCGTTGTGGTCGGTTTACCTGTCAAAGCAGACGGCAGCCTCTACAACTGTGCCGCCGTTATTCACGCCGGGAAAATCCAGGGTCTCATCCCCAAGCAACATCTCCCGACGTACAAAGAATTCTATGAACGTCGTTGGTTTGCCCCAGCTACCGGCATGGAATCCAGGGCCATCAAGTTCGGGAATCTCTACATTCCTTTTGGTATCGATCTACTTTTCGAGGATGAAAACCACCCCAACATCCTCATTGGAATCGAGATTTGCGAGGATGTGTGGACTGTCATCCCGCCCAGCAGCTATCAAGCCTTAGCCGGGGCAACGATCCTCCTCAACCTCTCTGCCAGCAATGAAACAGTCGGCAAGGCCTCATATCGCCGTGATCTGGTTCTTAACCAATCTGGCCGCTGCATCGCTGCATATGCTTATGCCAGTTCTGGCTGGACAGAATCTACCACCGATCTAGTTTTTGGTGGTCACTGCATGATTGCCGAGAACGGTTTGATGCTTACGGAAACCCCCAAGTTTGAGCGGTCGGCAATGATTACTGCGGATGTTGATGTCGAAAAGCTGGTGCTGGAACGTGAACGCACTTCGAGCTTTGCTGACAACAAACGTCGGCAGGCTGTTCCGTTCCGCATCTTCCGAATAGCTCTGGAACAGCGGGGCGACGATAGGCTTATGCGGAGCGTGAATCCTCACCCCTTCGTTCCGCATAACACCAAAGAACTAGACGAACGCTGCAAGGAGATTTTTGGCATCCAGACTCGTGGCCTTGCAAAGCGAATCGAAACAGCCAATGTCAACCGCATGGTAATTGGTGTCTCCGGTGGTTTAGACTCTACGCTCGCTCTCTTGGTTGCAGCCAAAGCGTGTGATCTAGTTGGCAAGCCGCACAGTACCATCCTGGGGATTACCATGCCGGGTTTCGGCACAACAAGCCGGACCAAGAACAACGCCATCAAGTTGATGGAAGCATTGGGCGTCGAGCAGAAAACCATCGACATTCGCCCGGCTACCCTTCATGCCCTGTGTGATATACAACACAGGCCATTCGGGATTAAACTTGAAGCTCACTACCCGTATCCAGGCAGTGCGGTTGAAGCGTTGCAGGCACAACTTGCCAACCTGCCACACGACAATCGCCACGATCTGGTGTTCGAGAACGTCCAGGCTAGACTCAGGACGTTCCTGTTGATGTCGCATGGTTTCGTCGTCGGCACAGGCGATCTATCGGAGCTTGCCCTGGGCTGGTGTACGTACAACGGCGATCACATGTCGATGTACAATCCCAACTGTAGCATCCCAAAAACACTGGTGAAGTTCCTTGTGGAATATGTTGCAGAAAACGAAGTGAGAAACTTTGTTAACAGCGACAACACTCTGGTGGACATCTGCAAGACAACAATTTCTCCCGAACTGTTGCCAGCGGGTGCGGATGGCAACATTCTACAGTCCACCGAGGATGTTGTCGGCCCCTACGAACTGATTGACTTCTTCATGTTCTGTATGATCCGGTGCGGATACGGGCCGAAGAAGACTTTGTACCTCGCCGAACACGCTGAGTTCAATACAAAGTACACACGAGACCAACTGAAAAATTGGTTGAAGGCTTTCTATTTCCGGTTCTTCTCCTCGCAATTCAAGCGGTCTTGTGTGCCTGACGGCCCGAAGGTCGGGTCGGTTTCTCTGTCGCCGAGAGGCGACTGGCGTATGCCCAGCGATGCTGATGTATCAATTTGGGTCAGCGAGGTTGACGAAGCATGAACACCGACTCATTCTATGCCAAAGGTTCTACCCACCGTGAGAACCAGGACTACGCCACTCACGGCGAGAGAGAGGGGCAACCATTCGCTATCATTTCAGATGGATGTTCGTCTGCTCCACGCACTGATTTCGGGGCACGGATTCTGGTGCAAGCCGCCGTGCAATATCTCGGCGTGGCTGGATACAATGATGATTCATTTAGCCATAGTACGATCAATACGGCCCGTATTTGGTCACATGCCCTGGGCCTGCCTGATGATTGCCTCTGTGCTACGCTGCTCATGGCTATAGTTGCAAACGTAGATGTAGGAATGCCGCACGTTGACCAGCATATGTACAAGGTCTTCATCAGTGGCGATGGCTTTGTGGTTGCTCGGCACAAGGACCGCATGGAAATCCACGAATATAAATTTGCTCGTGGTGCCCCATGCTACCTTCGCTACAGCCTGGACCCCAAGATGTCCAAGGACTATTGGGCAAAGTTCGGCGATGAGGTCACACATCGCATCTACATGATCGACAACAACGGAAAATCCGACTACCAAAAGGAGACGAAGAAATATCCTGCCGCTCCGTTCTTCTTTAAGTTGGAGTTTCCCGTCTCCGACTACCTTTGGGTCGCAGTGGTCAGCGACGGCGGCGACTCTTTCTTGGAAACGGTGGACCACGGCACCGGCCTAGAACCAACCGATGTTCCGGCCAGTACCGTACTATTTGAGCTATTCAACTTCAAGAATTATCAAGGCGAGTTCGTCCAGCAACGGTGCAGTAAGGCTTTCAAGGAGTTCGGCAAGAAACGCTGGCAGAACGCCGACGACATTGCTGTTGGGGTGATTGCGAGGGACTGATATAAGAATCGGACTTCTAGGCGAGGCCTTTGACCCAATTACCTGTGCCCACATGGACATGGCTAGAGTTGGACTAGAAGTGTTCGATGAAGTCTAGCTCATGCCATGTAATACACATCCTTGGGACAAAGAAATGGCCCACGGCTCAGACCGTCTTCATATGATTGAGTTGGCGACTCAACACACCCCCAAAATAAAACCGTGCCCCTACGAACTAGAAATGGCACCAAGTTCGTACACCTACGATGTGGTGTGGAGCATGAGACATAAGGTGCGGTTCATGCCGATTGAATTCAGCATCATCGTTGGCATGGACAATGCCAACAAAATCAAGGAGTGGCATCGCTGGCAAGAACTGATCGAAATGATCCCTTTCCTTGTAGTAAAGAGAAGGGGCATCGAACAACAAACTGATTAGTTCCTGAAAGCTCCTCATATGTTCAAGGACATCGGGACGGTGACGGGCACACTGCAAACCAACTGCCTAGCCGTACCAATTAGTTCAACACTGGTACGGCGAACCATCAGAGAGGGCGGCGATGCCCGCCCATTTCTGCACTTGGACGTGTGGAACTACATCGACAAGAAGGGACTCTACAAGAAAGGTCCAGATGAATAAATGTTGCGTCTACATGGTGAATCAACATCCGCTGTACATGAACATGGCTTGTAACAGCATAGCCATGTTAAGGAAACATTCGGCCATTCCAGTTCGTGTACTGCTGATTACCGATTTCGCACGCACCACCTTCTCTAATACACGGAACTACCCCGGCTTGGAACTTGATGTGTCCGATGATGCTGTGAAACGGATGTCGGACAGGTTGGTTGTTAAGTGCGAGGAAATGGGAGCGGAAGTAAAGGTACTGAGTCCACACGCCGCCGAAACAGACTACATTCATTGCAACCAATCCTACATGGCTACGGAATGCCCAGAGGAACTGGTCATGAAAATGGATGCCGACACCTTCCTCTTCGGCGACATCGAGCCTGTTTTCAACGCATACGATGGATACGATGTAGTCGCCCTGGAAGCGGACTGGTTCAAGAAAGAAAAAGAATGGAAGCCTGAATGGTTCGGGAATCAGACGCCACTCTCTACAGCGGTGATTCTGTTCCGAAACGAAACGGCCAAACGCTGGGGAGAATTCTTGCCAGGGATGTGTCGGGCGTATGCCGAGGGCGACTCTGACGCCGCTATCTGGGCACGAAACAGAAAAATCTTGTATTTGCGGGACGAACTTTCCTTAACACCATTCGTCATCTGCAATACACTGAAATGGAGGCTGTTCAGGGAAGAACACTGTTGCCAGATCAGTGCCCCGGAGTTTTGGAAAAACATCATTGCACACGCCTTCGGCTACAATTGGCTGAAGGCTTATCAGATGCTCACAGGGAGCAAAGACTTGCCGTTGAGGGCCGCTCAATGAAGCTCTACTTGAAGGGAAGTGGCACCGAAATCAACCTGGATCAGCGGGACTTCATTGCCAAAGGCGGCGAGGGCAGCATCTTCGGCAAGGGGGCGATTGCCTACAAAGTCTATGACGACCCGCACAAGATGATCCCCGTTGCCAAGATCGGCGAACTAGCCGTCCTCGATCATCCGAACATCATCAAGCCAGACGTTGTGTTGCTAGACGGCAAGAACAAGCCCATCGGCTACACAATGCGATTGCTGAACAACACTCACGTCCTCGTCTCTTTGTTTACCAAAGCCTTCCGCTTGCGTAATGGTATTGACGACGCCATGATGCTCCATCTGGTCAGGGAACTTCAAAAACTCGTGGCGTTCGTTCACAGCAAACGTATCCTCATCGTTGACCTGAACGAGATGAACTTCCTCACGGATGCCGGGTTCAAGGACATCTACGGCATAGATGTCAATTCATACCAAACGCCCGGCTTTCCAGCGACAGCAATTATGGATACGATTCGTGACCGCCACATGACGGGCCACAATTTCAACCAGAACACCGACTGGTTTAGCTGGGCCGTTGTTGCCTTTCAAATGCTGATTGGCATTCATCCGTATAAGGGATCGCATCCCGACTTTGAGACGATGCCCAAGGACGAGCGACTGAATGCTCGTATGACTAGAAACGTCTCGGTCTTTCACAAGAATGCTACATGGCCCAAGGTGTGTCAGCCATTCGATGTCATCCCGCCAACGCTCAAGGGCTGGTTCGTTGACGTGTTTGAGCGTGGACATCGTGGCAACCCGCCTCCCAATTACGCCGCCGTGGTTGTGGCGGTCGCTACTGCGATTCAAGATATTGTCGGCACCGACCTGTTCGACATTCAGGAACTACAAACCTTCGCCGAGGAAATCGTGCGGGTATGCTCTACGGCCAACACCACGGTAGTTTTCACCAAAGATAATTTAGTCATTGGCAAGAAGCTCTACCCGCTGCCGTCGCCAACGTGCAAGATCGCTTTTGCCCCGAAGACCGAGAACCCCATCGCCTTCTGGATTGACAACGGCCTCAAGGCGTTAGATGTAGTTTCCAACAAGCCGTTGTCCGTCCCAGCAACCGGCACCGCCCTCCTAGAATGCGACGGTCGTGTGTATGTCCAGAATGGGACATACCTCATGGAGTTTATGATCGGCGAGTTCCCGACCGGCGTGAAGATTCTGCCAAAACAGGTCGGCAAAGTTATGGATGTGCTGGGTGCCACGCAAATCTACGACGGCGTGATCTTGCAAAACGTCCTGGGAACTTTCTACGCCACGATCTTCCCGGTGAGCGGCCAGAGCCATCAGGTCAAGCTCACCGAGTTGTCCAAGTACCAGATCATCGACGTCAAGTACGAGAATGGTGTCCTGGTGGTAGTTGGCACAAAGCTAGTCTCGAAGCGGTCAATGGCAACCAAGAGCAAGTACGACCGTTTCGTGTTCCGCATGTCGCCGGACTACAAGAATTACGACTTCTGGACCGCCGAGGACGTAACCTATACCGGAATCAACTTCACCGTCGCCGATCACGGCGTAGCGGTACTGATGAACGAGGAGGAAAAACTGGAAGCCTTCTCGGAGACGAAAGGATCATCGACTACGCCCAAGAGATTCGATGATGATGCCCTTGACACCGACATGAAGTTGTGTCACCGTGGCAGCAAGATTCTGTTCGCCAAGGGGAAGAAACTGTATTCCATTTCCATGAAGTAGGAGACTCACATGCACCCATCAGAGTACATCGAATTTCTCAAAACCGGCAATGGTGCCAAGGTTGACGGTCTGTGTGGCCGGATTATCCGGGGCAAGACGCCGTAGTGCTTCTCTCGCCTCTCCGATGATCCGAACCGCAAGGTAGTCATGCTCACCGATGCGGAGGACTTGCAATCGTTGCTGGGAAAGAATAGCTATCAGATGCTCATTACCATCGGTCATCATCCCGACCACATCAACCAGTGTCTCAGCGAAGGCAAGAGCTACAAGATCGTGGTGTTCCCGGCCAGCAGTGCCCTCGAAGGCACTTGGGATAGTCGTGAAGCTCGGCTCCCAGGTTTACCCCGACGTGGCCCCAGAATTCGGACGGCTCCCATTCTCGGTCATCGAACAACTGGCCGGTTATCACTTCAAGGATGTCGATGATCCGACACATCCGAAGTTCATGTCGCACGAGCGGTTCCAAGCCCTGATCGTTCAGCCTTCACACCCCTAACGCCCCGGCCAAGGGCCGGGGCGTTTCCGTTTACATAAGCTGTTTCTGTACTAGAATGATAAATAGAGCATGATCGATTTCGGCTTCAAGGAGTACCTTCAACTACAAGAGATGGCGGCGAGAAAAAGCCTCGCTAGAAGTCTTGAGAAGTGGATGGACAACATCGACAAGCCGGTTGCTGTTTTAACTGCGTTCCGAAGCGAACATGACCTGGAAACGAATCGAAAGAGAAACGAGGAACTGGTCAAGGACTTGACGGCTGCCGGTTTGAGCCATTACCCTGTAACAGGACAAGGCCAGGAGATCAAGCGATGGGCATTCCTTTTCCGAGTAATCGAACCAACGAAAGAAGAGTCCTTTGTGGTCCAGCCACGAGGCGAAATGAGCGATACGGTATTCGTTAGCACTATCCAGGGGTTGATGAACACCTACAACCAGGATTTCGTGGCAATGAAATTACCAAGCAGTCCTGATGCTTTTCTACTTGGGAGAAATGGGAATAGAGAACCATTGGGTCGAAGTGCCCATCCAAGAAGAGAAGAAAACCCGTTTTACTCAGAATTGCTCAAAGGAGTAAGAACGCCGCCCGAACAAATGAGCGGATGGGAAAGAACGGGAGAAAGAAGTCTGGTACGTCGATTCATCAACTGGCTGAGGGGCAGGTCTCATATGAACCACCCAGTCCCAGCCGATGAAAGAGGCGGCAGAAGATTCGTAGTGGGCGATGCACCCAAACACCCACAGGGAAATGCGTAATGTTGAACCTCCTGAAGATGCCCTACCTTTGGTTGTTGGAAGTCCGCCTCATGCACTACGTAGGTCGCTGGAATCATTATCGCAATCGAGTCCTTGACGAACAAGCTGCGTCGGTGAATAACAAGATCAAGATCGCCAAAAAGGTTCTCAATGGTCCTCCGCTGGAATTGAGCCGACGCCACTACGAATACGCCCGCTTAAAAAACCGTGGCGAGGAACCAAAGCCATGAACTGGAGCGAAGTTCTAGAACTGGAACCGAAGCTCGCCGAGGTCGAAAAGTGGGCCAGAACCATTGACGATCCAGCCGATGAGTTCTTCGAGAAACACTATCTCGAACTCAAGCGGCGTCTTAATCCCATCGTCGGGTGGAACCGAGAAATCCCAGATTTTGAACGAGTACCATATGCCAAGAACCCGGCCAACCTGGGAGAGATGCACCAGCACGACATCGACACCGGAAACACTCACAGAAAGCGTGTCTTCTTGCGAGTGCCCATTCACCTGCGGGTATTGTACACATCCGAAGCATGGGATGCAGCACTGCAACATCTACTAGAGATTATATGACAAGCTTCGCACTGTCAACCGTGGCGGTGCCATTCTGTTCAAACCCGATCATAGCTCAGAAGGCCAGCAAGGTTGTCTATGAGGGCGATTGGGTCACGACCAATCGCAAACTCGACGGCACGATGAAGTGCGAGGTCTCGGACTTGGGAAACGGAAACTGGAAGGGCAAATTCTGGGGCGAGTGGCAGAGAGTTAAGTTCTCCTACGACGTGAAGTAGTCTGGCCCGCCCGATAAGCTGAAGGGTACGGCTAGGTGCCGACTATGAGTGGACCGGCTCGATCACTGACAAGCGGTTCAAGGGCAAATTCGGAGGCACTCGCTACAAGGGCTACTTTGATTTGAAGCGATAGGTACTCTGTTAGGGTATGAAAGTTCTCACCAAAGACCCTGGCAGATTCCTTGTTGTTGACGAAATTCTAGACAAGGAAACCTTCGAGATGTTCTGGAAGTGGTACGAGCAACAAGACTTCTCTTGCCCCCATATGGGCGGCTGGCAGAAAGTCTGGCGGCTCGCTGATGGCACACCTTACGGTAGCCATCCATACTACCACACCAAAGCCCCCTTCAACAACCCGCTGGATGCCGTCTACAAAAGCATCCTGTTTCTCGCCAAGGAGAACCCGGATGTCTGCGGAGTAGAAGGGACGGACTGGATCGAGATCATAGTCCGTCCCTACATCTATACTGCTGGGTGCCGCCTCTCTTGGCACAACGACCCCGGCTATTCCGCCGCCTGCATCTTCTATCCGCACAAGCTCTGGCACGCTCATTGGGGCGGGGAACTATTCATTGCCCTCACTCCCCCATCGATTACTCAAGGACAGGTCAAAAGTGATATAAACGAGATCACCAGGGAATGGTACTCCGACTTTCTCAACCTCTACGGAATTGGGACTTACGTTGCCCCGGTCCCGAACCGGGCAGTTTTCACCAAAGGCGACGTATGGCACGCCATCAACCGTGTGGATCAAACGGCTGGAGATAACATTCGCTGTTCGGTTGTGGCGTTTTTTACAAAGAAGGAAGGTAACAAATGAATGCAGAACTAGAAGCCCTAGCGAGCAGATTGGTAGAACTGTACGACGAGGGGTTATAACCCATTACGAGATATTTGCACGAGCGAGAGAGAAAGGTTGCTGGACCTACCTGCCGGACGCCCACAAAAGTGAATTTGACAGGTGGGACAGGTCGGCAGCCATCCGATGTAGGTTCTCTATCGAGTACGGCAGGCAAATCAAGTGCCTTGCATCGTCGCAGAGATAGATCATTTCTTCTTCGGGCCTCTCTTGAGTGGGACTGGTTTCATCTTCTCAACGTGTCGGTCCTTGGTGTGTTTCACTTGATGCATCATGTTACGAAGGTCTGCCACGATGTCTCCAGCGTTGTCGCCGGTCTTGTGGTTGGCCTGGATGCTGACCGTCTTGCGATCTTTGTTGTAGAATCCCTTCGACATAACGAACGATCCATGATCATGATTCGGATTATAGCTTACTATACCGACCCATTCGCCGTCATCCCAATTTCTGGTAGAAACAAGAATTCGGATTGGTTTGTCATCGAACACCTGTTTGATATGGTAGCCATCTTGCTTTAAGGCAGCACTGACATAACCAAGGCAGATTTTGGCAAACGCTTCTTTGACTTCATCGATTTTGCTACGGAAGTTTACCTCGACACTATATCTGGTGGTCGTTACTGCCTCGTTCAGAGATGCAATATCTCCCAGCCACTCGTTTAGAGAGGTAGATTCCTTGATCGTTCTCTTCGCAAAATAGTCTATAAATGAAATCATCTTAATCCATAGTTATTGGTAGTATATCGCCGAACTTATAAATCAAGTCCTCGAACCACTTCTGCCTGTCCTCTCTCGCCTCTTGGATCAACTGATCCCCGTCTAGCTGCACCCCGCCGTTTGGACCGGGCGGATTCTTGATTCTGCCTCTAATCCTTCCAAGTATCTCCTTAGCATAGGTCAAAGCTCCCTCGTTCATGGCCTGAGTAACCTCTGCCCAATCTTTGCATTTCTGTAGGTAGTGTACGATGACCTTCTGGGCTTTAGATGGCACAGGATAAAGTTTGATGTGCTTTAGACCACCAACCCACTCCCAACCGCCCAAGTTGGACGATATTCTAGAGAACATCTGCTCATACTGTTTGTATAGTACCCACTCGCCCATCCTTCCCCAAATCGGCTGTACCGGGTCTATCAGGCCCCCTTGAATCGAAGCGTAACTACCGCCTGGATAGAAATACTCGATAGGAATAGCTCCGTCTAAATCTGAAGCCTGGAAAGCAAAGTTGCCAGTTTCCTTGTAGTAGACGTTCCTAATCAACCCCACGTCTGGCGGCATTTCATAGATGCTTTTCCCCGGAGTGGTAATGAACGTGTAGTAGGAATAGTATTCTTTCCCGGCGTAGTCTTCAAACACACGCAGAACTTCGTCTATGCAAAAGTCGAGGTTCTGTTCATCTAGTTCTAGTTTTAGGGTGGGGGCACCCAGCATATGAAGAATGTATTCTCTGATTTCCTGACGTACTTTTTCACGATTAGGGCGTGGGCCAACACCCTTGTATCTGGTGTTGCCACTAGGAGAACAGGACGAAGCACAGGCACCAGAGGCCATTGCCTGAGCGGAAGGACGACCAATGACCAAAGTATTGTTGCCGCAATTACTCATAGTGAAATATATAGAATCAAGACTTGTGATATTCGCCAAGCCTCGGAACGATATACCTGTTTGCTATGTCAAGCCATTGCGATTCGGTAAAAAAGTTACTCTTGAGGTTGTTACACCTGTGACATGCTAAGCAAATGTTGTCCATAGTATAACCACTGGCGTTATCTTTCCGGTCCACTGTCATTAGTGATTTTTTACGCTTCGTCGCTTTTAGAATCGCCTCAGATACACCACAGTAATAACAGACCTTGCTCTGCCCGTTGTACCAACTAGCAAACTCGTCTCTAGACATGTCTACCAACAAACCACGCTGTTTTGCAGTCGTTTTAATAGACGAGTACCTAAGTTTCCCTTGATCGTATGCTTCTCGGTGTTGCTTATACCTCATCTTACGCCATCTGTCACGGTTTTTATTCAAGCATTTGTTGCATAGAACAGTTGACCGTGGGCTAATGGAATTTGGGCACTGCTTGCAAAGTCCTGCCAATCTTCTCTTCTTGGTTCTTTCTATTTGGCGTTCTTTATTTGCCATGATAGCCTCCTATATATTGGTAGAATACAACTATGTTATCATAGTTAAAAACTGAAAACACTATGGTAATTTTTGGAAGTGAGATATGGGCCTAACTAGATTTCTTGAATTTGCTGAAAACCAGGAGAGAAACCAGTCGCAGGGAGTTGTTGCGTTCGGAGCCTACTGGCCTGGAATCGAGAACGTTGGCTTGTTTCCACAGACGTTCACCGAGGCTGATAAAGTAGATGTTGTTACCACATCGAAGACACCGATCATGTTTGATATCGATGATGTCGAGTGGTTGTCGCAATTCCCTCCACAGTTCGCCACAGCAGCACTAGCAATGCGATACGGCTCGCTACTCGTATGGGCTGTAGAAAAAATGAAGAAAGGGGAACCGATCCCAGATCGTGCCCCCATTACATTCATTGACAGGAACACCAGTATAGAATTCAGCAAGAGTCTGGATGGGGAAGAGGACATCCCCCTTGGCATGGACAAACTAATCAAGAGATTGACCAAATCAAGAGACCTTGAGGCATTCCACAGGATGAAGCCCGGCGAGCGTGACAAATACAAAGGCGGCACGCTCGGATATAACCTAGAGAACATCTTCACAAACCCGCAAACGGGAGAGAAGTTCGCCGACGCATATATCGCCATGACCCAGCTAACCGCACGACAGGTTATGGAGGCATGGAGACACGGTATGACTGCCGGGTTTTTGAAGAAGGGCGATCCTTTCTCTATGCACGCCCAATTCCAACAAGTGGGCTTTGGCGGTGGGGCACCAAAGGAAGAGCGAGCGGTCCTGCTAGATTGGGATGGTACACTGAGACAGCAATCTCCAGCGGGTTTGTGGCTACCAGTTAGAACCGGCGAGTTCCTTAGCGATAAGATCAAGTCTCCGATCACCGACCGTGGCGAGGTTCTTTATCGCTTCGAGCGAGATGGCACCCCACAGGAAGTTAGAGCTTTCGTACCGGCTTGGCAACCAGGACGCTTGGTAGACTTGGCCTCTGTTCACCAATACAACAACCTGATTGATGAAGTAAACAGGCTGATGCAGTTACATGGCGATCCCAACCATAAGTCCATCAGGGCGGTTGTGAACGATGCTCGTTCGGTTATTCAAGGAAGCCGAACCTATGACGAGTTCGATTACAACGTCCACCGTTTCAACAAGGAAACGGATGAAAAAGGACACAGGCTCTATCCTCGTCTTTACACACACAATACGGCTGGCATAGGCATAGTTCAGCCACACGCCAATCAGCCAGAGACGATCCAGGGCACCAAAAAAGATGCAGACACAATCAGGAGCTTCTTCCATATCCACCAGGGTAGTTCCGCACAACCACTGACTATGGACCCAAGTGGCTCCTTGGCCCCAGCTAGTGCAGTTGGAAGTGGCATCAAAGACTTCATCTATGATCTACTAAAAAAGTACAACGACCCAGAGGGGGCTACTACGCTTAACTCAATGTACGATGACATCTTCCAGGTAGCCTCTAGTTACCTAGAACGGTTGGCTGGAGAGCCTCTATGGGCCGACGCTGCCCGAATTCTGCGTGACAAAGAGGCTGACCCCGATGACAAGGAGAGAATCTACAAGAAGACGGCCAAGGATATTCGCAGAACCATAAAGCACTGGACTAGTGCCCTATGGCAATTGGATTGGGGCCAAGGCACTCGCCGACAAAGACAAGCACGAGCAAAGAAAACCGCAAATGCTGTGGCAAGGCAAACACTTGAACTGCGAGACGAGATAGCTCAGGGCGGCAAGAGTCATGGCTTGTCCGATGAGGATTTGGCTAGACTGCGAAGCGGACGGCTCCCTGGAGAACGTAATACCGAGGTAAGGCCAGAGTCTCCTCGCATCGGAAAAGGCAATTTGCCTGCAAGTATGTCGGAGATTGGAATCGGCCATCACATCGCAACTATCAGAAGGCGTGCCGCAGATATTGCCGCTAGATCGGCTGCATTACAACAAGAGAGACAGTCTGGAATGGGTAAGATAGACCTGAAAACCATGATGGACTCTCTAGCAAAAGATGCTCAGAACAGAAACTCTATTTTCAACCAACTAGTGCAAGCATACATCTTCACACAGATTCAAAGTAGTAATCTAGATTTTGACATGCGTGCTGCCTACGATTGGGCGGATATAGAGATGGATAAGATTCTCAAAGGTAGCGGCATCAAGGTAGAAAAGGGTATTGACCAACTAATAGCAGCAGACGATAAGGAACTCGATGCCGAAATGTCGGCTCTCAAGCAAGAGATTATCAAGTTGGTAGATGAAGTCAAGGATATGGTGGGCGATGAAACTATGTCTCCTGCTGTACGTGAATTCTTCAAACAGTACCCGATCTCCGAACTTATCGAAAACCCGGAAATGATAAAGAGGGCATACGAGGAACTAAACGAACTTGAAAGAGGCGAAGTGCTTGATGACGACGACTTCGGCCTAATCAAAGATTTCCTAGCGGACGCCAAAAAGCACGCAGATGCCCTCAAGGGTAAGGATACCATGTCTATTGCTGACAAAGCTAGACACGCCAAACATCTCGGCGACGAAGGCAAGTCGGCAACATCGGAACTAGAAGATTTTCAGGTTAAACTACAAAGTACAGAGTACCTAGAAGCTATAGCCAAGTCTCAGGAGAAATACAAAAGACTGAAGAAAATAGCATTAGCTCATCCAGAACTGCCTCTGCTAATGACGGCGATTCACAAAATAGAGGAGATGATGCAGGGCAAGGGTCAGACTGTGCCTACGGTACAGCCAAAGCTGGTGAGTCAACCTGCACCGTCTACGGCTTCTACAGAGAAGATCGATCCTGATTACTTCCTCGCTGATCTGCAAAGAATAGGAGCAATTGCCAGGAACGAACAGTTCTTAGACAAAATCAGGAGACTAGCAATAACTTACCCAGAAGAACCTAGATGGCAACAGATCATCGATCAGGCCGAGCAGATGAAGAAAGGCACCACGCCTATATCTCAACAGAAACCGGTTCGTCCGAGGATCGCAAAAAAGAAACCGGCTGAAAAGCCAGGAGGAAACCTATCACAAGGAACGCTATTCTAAACTTCAAAGACTGGCTGTTAAAACGTGAAATGGTTGGAACCGATACCATCTATGATCCCAAGGTAAAGCCCAGAACCTTCAACTGGTGGGGTGCGGTCGGCAATACTGGTATTTCTATAGAGGGCGACCCTATCAAATCCAAGAAATCAAGGAAAAAGAAGAATGGCTAATATAGTAGACTTCTTCAACGCCCTGTCTAATCCCTATAAACTAGCTCTGAAAAAGAATGTGTACGAGATCATCAAAGATCGGTATGATAAGGATATAGATGAGGTTATAGATAGAATCACTTTCACCATCAGTACAGAGGCGGATTACAAGAAACTAGGTAAGCTAATAGCCGCCATCTTTGAGAGTGGTTATTTTAGGTCTCTAGATCAGTACCAAGAACAGCTTAGAAAACTAGGCGTCAACATCACGGTCCAACCAGAACCACAAACGCAAGAACACAAATCCATATTTCCTAATCAGAAAAATCAGGCGTGTAGTCAGAAGGAATAGTTTTGTAGAGTACGCCGTTCGCTTTGGGCTGACTATCTACAACTTTCCACCACCTGAATTCATTGTATTTCTTGCCAGTTCTATATCTGGCTGGGTATACCACAGAATCCTTTGGAATCTGAAGATTGGTCCAAAACGTCATGGCTATGTCGATATTATCGACTATGATCCCTTCAAATGTGAATTTCTTGCCACGTTCAACTCTCTTGTACTTGTCGCCGTACAGGTCATCTTTCGTCTCACGCAAGACAACCGGCTGACAGTGGAAAATCACGATGTTTTGGGTATTAACCCTGTACTTTGGTTTCGGTTCTTCTGCCACAACAGGATTCGCCAATTCCGCCTCGACAGGAGCGGGTTCCTGTTGAATAATCACCGGTTCCTCTTTTGGCTTGATGACCATCGGTTTTATCTTGATGGGCGTTTTGATAGGCACAACTGCCTCTTCTGGCTGAGTAGATTGTTCTACCCGCCAACGGCAATTGTGTAGAACCAGCTTGTCTTCAGGCCCCCAAACTACCTGATCTATGGTAAGTTTGTTCGGTCCTTTCAAGCGATAAGGTGTCCCGTCTTTATTGGTTATAGGCATACCACTATCTACGCTTTACACAAGGTAAATGATTTCGTACAATGCCTGAGCTTTTACTTTGGAAGAAGTAAGCACGAAACGTATTTTTGCGATATTGCTGGCTGTTGGGATGGTAGCCTTTGCTGCCCACGGCCAAACCATCGATACACAATTCAAAGGCAGCGGAAGCTCGAAACCATCAGGTTCGAGTTCCTCGAAGCCATCTGGAAGTAGCTCAAAGCCCTCTACTAGAAGCAGTAGCTCGAAGCCTTCTACCGGCAGCAGCAGTTCCAAGTCCTCTACTGGAAGCAGTAGTTCAAAGCCCTCTACTGGAAACAGTAGCTCGAAGCCTTCTACCGGCAGCAGTTCCAAGTCCTCTACCGGAAGTAACTCGAAGTCATCTACGCCTCCGGGTGGCAGTAGCTCGAAGCCATCTACTCCTCCAGGTAGTAGCAGTTCTAAGCCGTCTGTAACCCCGCCAAGCGGCAGTAGCACCAAACCTGGAAGTTCATCGCCTTCGGTGAAACCGGGCACCATGCCTCCGAGCAGCCCGTCTGTAAGGCCGGATGGCAAGACGCCGAGTGGCACGGTAAAGAAGGACGATACCAAGCCAGGGGCTTCCGTTCGTCCCAACACTGACGATGCGATTCCAACAGGCCCTTCGGGTAAGCCGGTAAATCCGAAGAGCGTCGGAGGCAAAACCTACGACGACGCTGCGGCTGCCGCCGCTGCAAGAGCCAAGTCAAAAGAGAATTTCCAGAAAGCCCAAACTGCGAAGGCTGAATACACCGACCCGAAAGGCAAGGTCGTAAAGATCGACAGTGCTGCCCCCAAACTGCAACTGTACGAAATAAACTTGATGCCGACAGCTATCGAACCAGATCAACTCGTGTCGAGCATCACTACCATCATCACTACGGCCCCCGATACAGCTACTACTGTAGTCAACCCTACGTGTACATCGGCGGCGGCTACTTTCCCCTGTTCTGGTACGTCATGCTGGACTAGTCGCTCAAACGTCGAGCGGCGTGGTTCTACCACAATCAACATGTCATGGATCAGGCCCTATACCAAAAGTCTCTTGCCGAAAACACAACCCTGCGTCTTGAAATCGAGAAAATGAAAGCTCGCAATGTGGCAGTCAACGCTGCTTACATCGATCCTGAGTTTGCAGAAAATCCCAATTTGATGTACACTCAGGAACACATCGACGTCGTGTATAACCCGGTTCACGACGATGACCCCGTTGTCCACGTCGTTTACCACGGAGACGGTAGCGGTGGATGGATCGTGCTGTGGGTGCTACTCGGCATCCTGGTAGTCGTACTCATCGTCTGCCTCATCTTCATCAAGAACTGGAAGGAGTACCAAATGCCGACTCTATGGGAAATGCTGACCAAAAAGAAAGAGAAGGCCATCTCACAAGATGAGGTCTTCTACAATCCGCTTAAATTGCGGATCGGCAATCACATCAAGGTCAACAACCTCGATCTGGGCAAGCTGTCCTTCAGTTTGACCAACATGAGGGTGGTCGAGCGAAACATCGACGGCCAGAGTTTCCGCTTCGCCGACTACGATCTGACTGCCCGACCGCTCGATGGTGAACCGGTACACCAACGTATCCGGGTGACGCCTCATGACGACAGAACCTTCGGTGTATTGCTGCTCAAGCACTTCACCGGTTTTGGGTACGATGAAGGCTACCATAAGGGCCTCGCCTTTGAGAATAACAAGGGTGAAGCTTACGAGCCGGAATGGGATGGCCGGTATTGGCGTGTCAACGACGTACAAACCGAGTGGAACGCCAAGACCGACACACTCACCGACGCCAACAGCGACGGTTTCATTTCCAAGAGCGAAGTCAAGCACGGCAAGCTCACGTATTGGGACTTCTGGCGTGAGACCAACATCGAAGGTCTCAAGGTGCTGGAGTTCTACATCGTGGAAATGAACGGCGAAGACGGCTGGTTCGATATCTGGGTGGGCCAGGAGATCGATCCAAACCGTGTCGAGGTCATCTAGCAGCCCAAGGACGATATATTATGATACCCAAAATGAACACGCAGACCCGAAAAGTGGTACGAGTTACGACCGAGGAGTTTGAGTTGGACGACGGGCAGATATTCCCGCATGTCGTTGAACTTGCCCCCCGACGAAGTTCCCACTATGGAGGAGTTTCAGGCTACCTACGACCACTGGAGGACCGTGATTGCGAATGAATTGAAAGAATAGACAAAATGAACAAACTGGTGAACATCAGCCAGGCAGCCGAGATGCTTGGCGTCTCCACCAAAATACTATGCCTATGGGATGGTGAAGGTAAGGTAGAGGCAGTTAGAACGGCAGACTTCGGGGTATACGAGCAGTCACGGTGTTACAATAGAATGAATGGACAGTGGGCAGAGTAAGACCTACGAGCAAGAGTTAGTTAATGACATGATTTCGCCTATGTCGTCCTTCTCCAGCAAGATTTACGGCAAGCATTCAGCCGAGAACCGCAAATGCCGTAAATTGGAAAAGTTAGCAGCGTTGAGACAGTTGCCGATGGGGGCGGCTGTGCCTGTAGATGTGGAAGAAATACATGAACCAACCGGCATACTGGAAACTGGACAGCAAGATCAAGGCGAGGCAGAAGAATGTGGCAACGTACCAGAAATTAACCAGGCGGAACTCATTACCTACTGACCGTGGCTACTGAACACTCTGCAACTACCAACCGCCCTACGAAAGCGGCACGAAGATTGTGCAACTTGAAGAACTTGGGCACTGGTTGGTGCTATGTATGCTCACCCTGACAAGTTCACTCATATTCCAATCGTGGATGAGTGGGTAGTGATTGCCGAAGAACTTGCTGCTAAGAGCGGTGGCGTTCTCCCTTACGCTCGCTGGTTGCAGGCAGAGAATGGATGAGGTTGCTAAAGAAGTAATACAGCAACCAGATGTGAAAATGGTCGTAATGGAAGACTTGAAAAAGTTAAACCACAAGATCAAATTCAGACGCCGCCTGAGTAAAAATATGCGGCAGTCGCTCGGTACATGGGCGTATCGTTACTGGCTGAACCGGATACAAATGGCAACTGAGGATAACCGTGTTAGTCTTCGTCATGTTCCACCGGCATATACCAGTCAGCGATGCAGTGCATGTGGTCATATTGAGCGGAGAAACCGAAATGGTGAGAAGTTCTTGTGCAGGAAGTGTGCTACGCCTGCAATGCAGATGTGAATGCTGCCAAGAACATTGAGTTCCGGTGTACCAGCCGACCTTACGGTGCGGCTTCCAAACCGAGAAACAGGGATTTTTGTCTAAGGTAAGATTTTCCAAGTTTTGAAGAACGATTGCGACGGTGTGACTAGAAAACAAAAAGGCCCGGCTTTCGCCGGGCCTTTTTGTTTTCTAGTCTAGCGTAATCTTTGGCGTTATCTCAATCGTTCCGCCGCCAACCGGCAGCACGAATGGACCGCCTGCAAACTTCTCTGCCCATAGCAAACTTCCTGCTGGGCCGGTTATGTAGTAACCATAACACGTCACAGGATCAAGCATATTGAATTGCTGGGCTGCGTATTGTGCGGTCGTCACATTTGACACGGTAGAAACGGTCCAGCTAGCACCCGTCAGGGTCAGCGGAGAATAACCAGAGATACCAGAAACTTCGGTGAAACTGCTGGAAATCGAGTTATCCGTTGGATCGTGGTTGTTCGTGTAAAGGTGAATGACCAAGTTGGCTGGAGCCATCTTGTTGACGATCATCTCCAACATTTTCGCTTCGCCGACATCAGGTGCAACTAGTGCCATTTTCCCTCCGTTTGTGTCCTAGATAATAGTGAATGAAGCTTAACTATAAATGCCGCTGAGAGAAAAATACCGTGGGAAAAAATACATTGACATGAAACCATCTAGAGAAGAGTTGGAAAAGTACCAAAATAATCTGGCTGGAGGAGCCGGGGCGTTTGGGGTCAGTGAGCGGACCATCAGAAGATGGTTAGACGCCGAGGGTCTTTATCGACCTACGGAAGGGTATGGTCCTAACAAGCTGACTGAAAAACAGGTAGAAGAGATTAGACGCCTACATATACAGAAAAAGTACACGCAAGCTCAGCTAGGCAAGAGATTCGGCGTTACCCAAGCAACGATAGGCAGAATACTTAATAACATCTATCACAAGAAAACCGACCTGAAACTTGGCGGGGCTGCCATCGTCAGTTTCCATGAAAAGTTTCCACCCACCGAACTGTGCCACTCTCAGACCGCATGAAGACGCTGTGCGTCACCGGCCCAACGCTGGTGTAGCGAACTCCCTTCAACATACTACCATCGGTGATCCCTGTGGCTGCAAAAACACATTCGCCTTTGACTAATCCGTTGGTGTCATAAACCGGACCTTCTGGTTTCCAGGCATCGTCTTGCAAAGCTACTTGGGCCTGGAACTCACCACCGAGGCACTTGATAGCCGCTGCCGCCAAGACTGCTTCGGGTGCTCCGCCGATGCCAAAATATATATCAACTCCACTATTGGGCAAACAAGTAGCAATAGCTCCAGATACGTCACAGTCCTGAATCAGTTTGATGCGGACACCTAGCTGTCTCAGTTCCTTGATGAATTGCTCGTGACGTGGCCTATTCAAAACACACACCATCAGATCAACCAGCTTTTTATTGGCTGCTGTGGCTACGTGTTGCACAATGTCTAGTAGTGCCCACCAGAGTTTCACATCAGTCTTGAGGTTGGTTTTTATCTTCTTTCCGAAAGCCAGCTTCTTCATGTAGAAATGCGGTGTAGTAAACATGGCGTCTACAGGAGCCATCGCCAGGGTAGCAATGGCCTCTGGACCAGAAGTAACTGTGGGCGTGGTGCCCTCGATGGGATCAACGGCAATCTCATAATCAGCGGACATCCAAGATTGCTCTGTGCCCAACCGCTCTCCCTGGAACAACCCATAGCTTTTATCCTTCTCCCCTTCACCGATGCGAATGATACCACTGAACTTTATCAAGTTCAGTCGGTTCCTCATTGCATCCGTTGCCGCTTTATCTGCAAGTTCCTTGTTGCCGCTGCCGACCCAATGTGAAGCTGCTATAGCAGCCGCTTCGGTCACTCTAACTAGATCAAGGCTGATATTCTTCATTGTTCTCTTCTATATAAAGCATGGGACTACTGAACGAGGATGGCACCCCGTACAAGGCCATAGGAAGCATCCAGCAATTCAACCCGGAAAACAAACAACACTGCTTGTTTAGTTTTTGGGACGAAGAGGCTATTCGTCAAGGAGGCTCTCCAATATATTACTACGAAGTCTTCATCCAAATCAACAACACTTTCGATCCGATTTATAGAGAGGACCGTGGCAAGTTGTGGTCTAACTTCCCAGTGGAACTATGGGCTATGTACGAACCTATTCCTTCTCAGAACTACCAAAATGCTTATGGCATAGACTCCCCAGACGATATCATTTTCGAGATGAACTATGATGCCGTCATCAGAGATTTGGGGCATCTGCCGAAACCTGGGTCTAGAATCTTCACTCCCCACCTGCGGGAGAATTGGGAAGTAATATCTAATAAGACTGGAGAGTTTAAGACATGGGGCATCATCAGAATACAAACGCTTTGTAGGAGATGGCAAGAAACTGTTACCACTGGTGAGGGTAAGGTATCTCAAGCCCAACCAGATTTCAAGATAGATGCAGTATGAGGTAGACCATGACACTAGAACAAGTACAGAAATTGAAGGCAGAGCTTCTTAGCAGGCTCATCAACGCAGAAGAGCAACTAGAGGCCAAGGTCTCAGAACTTACCATCCATGAGGGCAAGAAGAAAGAGAAATCCAAGGAATGGAAGTTCGGTAAGGGGATCAAAGGCACGGTGCGTGCTGCTATAACCAAACACTCCGATAAGTTCGACAAGGACTGCAAAGACCCGGATCGTTTATGCCCATACGCCGTCTTCGCCGCCAAGAAGAAAAAGGGAATGACAGCCAAATACAAAGACCAACCAAGTACACTAAAAGGCAAACCAAAGAAAAGGAAACGATTCCAAAACGAATGCTTCATGACTTTCGAGGAATGGTTGCCTCTACGTGAAGACTGTGGCAAACCACACCCGATCACAAAGATGCAGAAGATAGATCATGAAGAAAAAAAAAGGTCGCCGAAGGTAAGAGACCTCAGAGACGACCTGAGTAGTGACTACAAAGGACACATCAAGCACAACGGAACCGTGGAGCCATTCAAGGTTTTCGATAAACGAACTCTACGAAGAAGTTAGGCTTGTGTATCTTCTTGAAGAACCACAGAGGGATTTTCGGTTTTCGCAGGGGCGTTCTGATGTCCAGTATCTTCACCCTCAATGGCATCTGGGTCTGAGTTTTGAAAATGCGGTAGGTCTTCACGTCTCACCTTGAAATAAGCTGGCTTGATCCTCTTCATTGTCTTTGGGCGGTCGGAGCGACTACCCTTGTTGCACTCATTGAATAGATTTCTTATGCCTTCCTTGCCAGCTTTAGAATAAGCGGTAGACATTTGACGATAAACGTCAGTAAACAGTCGGCCCTTGTAGTCTTTCCAAGAATGGCTGGCAATCTTGCCGCCAAAACTAGATATTGCGGACGTGCAGCTTTCTCGCATCATCGCCTCTTCTATACTCATCTCCTTGATGTCGTAAGCTGGCTTCTTCGGCATCAACAAAATCTGACCGTATGGCTCGCCGTATCGGAAGATGTGAGTTTGTCCAAGTAGCGGCGACTTGAAAACAATGAAGAATATCTTCGGCCAAAACCTCTGAATGTGTCCAGGCACAGGAATCGGAACTGTGCCTGTAGTGTCGGTATAAAACCTTGGGTGAGGCTCTATACGAACAGCATACCCTTCAGGCGGCAACAGATCAAGCGATGAAGTGAAGCCATAATGACCCGGAGCAAAAGTTTGAAAAGGTGGACCCTCCCTGGTCCAATCTGGTTCATTCTTGAAGTCGCCCTCGAAGATGACGGCTTCCCCGTCTTTGTCTTCAACCGATGTCACTTTTATTTCTGTCTGGAAGGGGTAGATGAGTTCTAGTCCGTAGGTTGAACCATCAACAAAAGGCTGACAATGCCACGGTTGCGGGCGGGCACCATCACCATGTTCGTGATTCTCCCCTGCCCAACCAGGAATCTCTAGTTTGATTGGTCGAGGCGGCAGGCCGCAAAACCAAGTTCTGAACTTCAATTCTAGCACTGACATCGAACTGCTCCAATTCAATGTTAATAAACGTAACTACTCTATCATAGAAAGGCCCTCTTAGGAAAGTGTAATGGCTGAAAAGATTGTTAATCCGGGTATTCATCCTGACCAGTCGCTAGTGGCGTGCAATGATATTAGTCCATTGCAAGAGCCACTCGACATTGACAAGCCCGAATCATATTGCCCTGACGATCCAACCGCCGATCCTTCTCAGAAGCATGTATCACCACCTGCCGAAAGTTGGCTAGAGGATGTCAGCAACAAGAAAACCGGCCTGGGTCAACACGCACAGTGCGACCCAATGCAGACGGGTCAAATTCTAAACGACCTTCAGCAACCAAACAGAAACACTATCTATAGATACTCGAAAGCCCTCCGTGGGTGTGACGAGGCCATACTTGATTTGTTTCGTGACCTAGTTGTGATCGATGAAGATGGCAAGGCACATCCGGTTCCCATTGTCTGGGCAACGCAGGAGAGGGCTGTGGCTCACATCCTTCAAGACAATGTTCGGAAGGATAACAGTGGGGTCGTAGACAGAATCAGACTGCCCATCTTGGCATGTCATAACTCCTCGATCACCTTCGCTCAGGACAGATACATCTACCACAAAGCCCTGGATTACATGAGAAGGTACAGAGACGATCTGAAACCGGGCTTTACTATTAAGGAAAATACACACGACCGAGACACAGTTTTTGGTGTCGCCAGAGGCATTCCAATCGATGTTGGCTACCAGATTTTTGCCTGGACGTTCTACTTGGAGGACATGAACCAGATATTGGAACAAATGCTTCTGAAATTTAGCCCTATTGCATATATACGAGTACGGGGGGTCGCTTGGGAAACTATTGTCAAGCTAGACTCGATAGCTAATAATCTCAATGTGGAACCGGGAGATCAAGACGTAAGAGTTATCAAATTCGAGTTTAATTTGACGGCACAGACATATATACCTCAACCAATAGTTCGCAAGAAGACTGTGCTGAAAATGAATGTAGACATTCACAACAGCGTAAAACCCAACGAGGTAACAGAGACGCTTGCGAGACTAGAAGAGGCAATCGAGGAACTGAAAGAATGATCGAGATCACAAACAAGAAGAGGCATCCGGTGCAGTTGGTTGTTAGATCGAGGAAAGCCCCTCGTGCCTTTACGACCAAGAATGTCCCTGGTGTGGGTGCCGGTAAAAACGTCATCCGACTAGAAGACGAGTTGCATACAGAATATATAGACCGGCTCCAGAAGATGGGTCTAATTTCAGTACGGCATATACAAAATTAAGTGAACTGAAAAATGGAGAAATAAGCTATGGCGATTATACAGGGATTTCCGCCTTCTAACACGATCAGTCCTAGCGTGAGAATCACGGAGAAAGACCTTAGCTTCGTTCCGCCAGAACCTAGCTTCCACCGTGCGGCTATCGTAGGCTTTGCGTCCAAGGGACCGATCAACGTGCCTACCGTTATTAGGACGACCAGACAGCTACACACGGTATTTGGTTATCCGCATCCTGACGTGGGTGATCCGTACCTAATCTACGCAGGTGAGATTTATCTGCTAGTGTCCAACGAACTATATGTTCTGCGTGTTGGCGATGAAGACGAAGTAAGCGACGAGCGTGCCGCAACCGCCGAGGTTGCCGTGCCGTCTGCTGGTGGTCAGATCATTATTCAGGGTAGTGCCACTCAAGGTGCTGGTTTCGTATTTCCTACAGACCAGTTCTTCAGATGGAGACTAAACGGTGTACTTGCCTCCAAGACTCTCTTGGTAGACTCTGGCACTTACACCGCACTACAGTTGGTTGAGAATTTGAATGACCAACTAGCTCCTGGCATCGACGGTATCGAGTTCTTCGTATCCGGTACTGGTGCTGCCAGCAAGGTCGGCGTCAGAACCACTTTCGCCTTCGGCCCAACCGCCGAGCTAGAGTTGGTATCCATCATCGACGCCCTCTATGGACCAACCAGTGTTATCGGCATGGGTCTAGGTATGACCAAAGCTGTAAGCACTGGCACCGAGAACTGCTATCCAGATAACGGTTCGGGCTGCACCCCAGACACTTGGGACTTCACCGGCCTAACCTCACTAACTCTGAAGATAGTGGTTGACGGAACCGACAACGTATTGATTGACAACGTGGTACAAACGGTTGATCTAACCTCTTTAGTTGGTAACGTTCGTAACTCCAACGACATTGTGACTGCTTTGAACGACGCCGTAACTGCTGGCGATGTTCCTGGTGGTTGGACCGCTACCGAAGTTGCGAACGCCGTTCGCATCAGCACCAACCATTCTGGTCGTGACGCCCGCTTACTAGTCAAGACCGGCACCAACGGTGCTACGATCCTTGGCTTCGACGGCACAACTGCAACTGGTGCATCTCTAGTGAGAACCACTGGTGCGGTTGACATCGATCAGGCTGCACGAGTCAACGGTGCCGCTAACTCGACCGGCGAAGTTACCTTCACCATCAAGGCCGACAGCCCTGGTATCGAAGGCAACCAGACCGACATAACAATTGTCAATGACGTAAGAGAAAACGTATTCACCGTTGAAGTCTTGAACAACAACGTACAGGTAGAGGTCTGGGGTAACTTGACCAAGGACCAGACCAATAGGTTCTATGTAGAAACCTTCCTGTCTCTAGTATCCGACTTCGTGCGTTGCACAGACGTTACAACCAACCCAGCACCGCCAGCCGATGGCACGTATGCCCTAGCAGGTGGTAGCGACGGTATTCCTGCCGACCCAGACAAGCAGGACGAGCTAATCATCGGAAGCGACATCGCCTTCACCGGTATGTACGCCTTCTCCGAGCCTGAGCAGATTGACATCGATCTAATCGCTGTCCCAGGTCACTCGTCTACTTCGATTGTGGTCGAGCTACTTAGACTATGCCAGCACTTCAGACAGGACGCTATGGCGATCATCGACGCACCGTTCGGCCTGACCGTGAAAGAGATTGTCCACTGGCAGAACGGCTCGCACCCATTGAACACCACTAGATTCGACTCCGATTTCGGTGCCCTCTACTGGCCGTGGTGCAAGTACCGTGACAATCACAACAGAGTCGATGTCTGGATTCCACCATCGGGTCCAGTCATGGCGGTATACGCAAGAAGCGATAGCTTCGCTGCACCGTGGTTCGCACCAGCCGGTGTCAACCGTGGTCTAGTTCCAGCCATCAGTGACGTATTTACTCGTCCAACTCTCGCCGAGAGAGACCTGATGTATGGCAACAGAAACGCAGTGAACCCAATCGTACAGTTCGCAGACTTCGAGGGCTTCGTGGTCTGGGGTCAAAAGACTCTACAAAGAAGACCAACAGCACTGGATAGAGTGAACGTCAGAAGATTGATGTTCGTCATCGAGAAGAGAATCAGAACCGCTTCTAGACAGCTATTGTTCGATCCACACGACGAGCAGTTCCGTCAGAAGTTCATCTCCATCGCTGACACGATCTTGAGAGAGATTTCCGTAGGTCGTGGTATCAACGCCTACATCATCCAGGCTGACGAGGAACTCAATACGCCGGATGTCATCGATAGGAACGAGTTCCGTGCAAGAATCGGTATCCAGCCGATTAGAGCGGTCGAGTTCATCTTCGTTGAGTTTAGCATCCACCGCACAGGTAGCTTCACTCAGACTACTGAGGCGGGAACGTAAAGTAACTTAGTTCATCCCGCCCCGCAAGGGGCGGGATGACCATAAACATCCGAATCTGATCTGAACAAATAGGAGAATAATATGGCTGATATGGGACTAGGAAGACTTGGCGATCAAAGGCTAGTCTTCAAGCGAAAGTTCAGATGGACGTTTGAAGTCCAGAAGGTCTGCGGTGGGCGAACCATTCCGAAGTTCTTCGTCAAGTTGGCTTCCCGTCCGAATCTGACTATCGAGGAAACAGAAATCAACTTCCTACATGCCAAAACCTGGATTCCGGGTAAGGCATCCTGGGAAACTATCACAGTCACGTACTATGACATTTCTACCACCGACCTTGGCCCACTATGGGACTGGTTGGCTACCGTCTATGACTTCACTGACCCACAGGGCTTGAAAATGGGTTCCAACCGTGAATCCTATGCTGCCCAGGGCATCCTGTTGATGTACGACGGTTGCGGTAAAGAAATGGAACAGTGGACTCTCAACGATATGTGGCCGCAGGCCGCTAACTTCGGCGAGCTTGATTATTCTAGCTCTGAAGAGGCAACCATCGAACTTACGTTGAGATATTCTCAAGTCAAGTACGAACCAAAGAACGGCTGCTCGCCAGCACCGAATCCTTGCTGCAAGGGCTGCTAGTCGCAATAAGGCTATCCTATCGAACCCAGGCCGACTAATCGGCCTGGGTTTGATAAGGCTTTCAAGCAAGGAGATACTATGCCTATCAATATGGGTATTGGACGTTTGGGGTTCAATAACCTGATCTTCAAGCGTAAATTCCGATGGACATTTGAGCTATACGACATCTGCGGAGGTAGAAGAATTCCTCCTCACTATGTCAAACTAGCTGCTCGTCCAAACCTGACCATTGAAGAAACTGAAATCAACTATCTTCACGCTAAAACATGGCTTCCGGGGAAGGCGTCCTGGGAGACTATGACTGTTACCTACTACGACATTGCTACCATAGATGTGAAGCCGCTATACGATTGGTTGGCGAGCGTCTATGAATTCACGAACCCCGTTACTCTAAGAATGGGGTCCACTCGTAGAGATTATGCCGCTAAGTCGCTTCTCTTCCTTTACGACGGATGCGGACAAGAATTGGAGCGGTGGAGAATGTCTGATGTGTGGCCTCAAGCCATCAATTTCGGAGAGCTAGATTATTCTTCGTCCGAAGAAGCTACTATAGAACTGACTCTGCGGTATTCTGAAGTGGAATATACTCCTCTCTGTCCACAGTTCGCTATCCAGCCTTGTTGTTCACCGTGCAATCAGTCATCTTCTGGGGCTACTGGTGGAAAGCTTCCGAACACTGGTAGTAACGTAGGATTGCCGTAACGAAAAGAGGGCCTTACGGCCCTCTTTTTATTTCAACTTGAGGATCATCCTATGGCAAGAAACATGGGTCTTGATTTTGGTCTAGAAGGCCAGCAGACCTGTATCAAGAGAAGATTCCGTTGGCTGTTCAAGATACCAGATGTATCCGCCAGCGGCACGAATTCTCTTCCTCCAGACAAAGGTGCGAGGCCCTCAATGAGCTACAAAGAGCTTCAGGTCGAGCATCTAAATGAGACCATCTTCTACCCTGGCAAGCCAGATTGGAAGCCGGTCAACCTTGTGCTGTTTGATCTGAAGAAGAACCAACACCCTGTCTTCAAGTGGCTCAAAGAAGTATACAACCCATGCGACGGCAAATACAAGCCGTCAGGTACTCCACAATTCAAAAAGACAGCCACCCTTGAACTCTATGACGGCTGCGGCAACCTTCTCGAAGAATGGAGATTCGAGAACGTATGGCCTCAGAACGTAGAGTTCGGAGAACTGGACATGGGCAATGCAGAGTATGTGACTTGTGACATCACATTGCGATACGACAGAGCTTTCCTCTCGGACGCCTGTTAGTCTTCCAGGTCAAAATCATTCTTGACCAGTTCTTTGGCCTCTCGTAGAATTGCTTCCAAATGACTAGTCTTCCAATCTAATACACGGCAGGCCCCACTTTTGTTGAGTCTGCCTTTTTTCGTATAGACTTTTGACTCGTTGCCCAAGAAGGCTTCTACTAGCTCGCCAAACCCATTATCAATTAGCTTTTGGATAATCTCCTGTTGCTCTATTACGTCTGTAAAATTCCTCTTAGCCATGACAAACCCTTCCTATAGCATTTCTCTCTTCTGCAACTCACTGCCGTAGATCGGCGTCTCCTTGCCGTTTTTTATCATGGTTCTTTCAGTTTGTCTTTGTAGATGGACTTGATATTTGCGTTTGAGTTCGTTATAGTTTCTGGATGTACGATACATCTGACGGAAGTGGTTTAGTATGCAGGTTGTCATGTAGTTGAAGGCTTTACCCTTCTTTGGATCGAATCGGTCAATCTTTTCAAAGCATATCATTACGCCCTCTTGAATCTGATCGTCGGAATCGATCAGTCCAAATTTAGCGTATCGGACAATGTTCTCAGACAGCGTGTAGAAAGCCAAGGCCAACTCACGCTGGGCTTCTGTGAACTCTTTGGCTACATTATCACATTTGTTGCTATGTAGTTCAAGTAGATTCAGGTCTTCCTCTGTAGCCCGTTGACCTTTTCTGAAGATCGTGTCCTCTAAATCCTCCAAGATCATCTGACATCTACACTTCATTCGGTTAGCCCGCTGGAAGCGGTCGATGATCTTCTCGAAAACCCTGTTGTTGAGATACTCTGTAGACATGAACGCCCCTTGCAAAAGAAGTAGGTGTATATCTGCTCGATGCGTTCAATTCTTTCCTTCATTCCCTAAGTTTTCGCAGGGTACTATCTAGTGACTGGACACTAAATTATTACATGCTCAAAGCCTTAGATGCGATTGCAGAGATATTAGAGAACCCCGACATCAAAAAAGGCTACCGGAGCCTGAAGAAATACTACGAGGAGACCGGTATGACCTACGAGGCCGAGAGCATCGCTAAGTTAATAGAAACTAAGTTCAAACATGAATCTCACGGCCAACATCCTGGTAAAGAACAATGAGCATACTATAAACGACACTTTGACCTCTCTAGGTTCACTGAATGCACGAATAATAGTAGGCGATATGGGTAGCTCTGATGGCACTATAGATATCTGTAAGCGGCATGGAGCCAAGATCATGCATATCAACCCCACCTATGACTACTCCACCGCCAAGAACCAGTTATTAGAGACCAGCAGCGAGCTAGTTTTCTCTATAAACCCTTGGGAGGTACTGGTTTTAGGTCACGACGAACTAATAAACGCTGAGGCCCCATACCACGTTTCAATAGCCCAGAATGACCTTATTACGAAGGAACTCCGGGTTTGGCCCAAGAAGACCGGCCTCCGTTTTCAGAACCCGGTGTTCGAGACCGTCATCTGCAACGACGCCCCTGCAATCCCGGTCCTGATCTATTCTAAAGACAAACCTGAAGACCCACGAACCGGCGAATTGATTCAGAACTGGTTAAACACAGCACCGGCTCTTTCCTCGCCCTACTACTATCAAGCCTGCCACTTTTTAATCCAACGGAAGTATGAGGATTTCGTCAGAGTAGCCGATCACTTCCTGTTCCTGAGCGAAAAAGACATGCCTGTAACAATGACCAGATACTACTACGGTCAGGTCCAGCTATACCTCAAAAGGAACTACGACATAGCCACTAAACAGGCCATGTTGTGCATCGCACACAGACCCTTGATGGCCGAATTCTGGTGCCTCTTGGCAGACGTATGTTACTTTCTGAAAAAGTACACGAGAGCCAAGTCACTCTATCAAAACGCCATGCTTCTAGGTGAACGCAGATTAGATTCAGACTTGTGGCCGATGCAGGTATCAAAGTACAAAGAATACCCAGAAAAAATGATAAGCAACTGTACCCAAATTCTAACCAATACCAGATTATACACTGCCAAGAACATATAAGATATGAAAGAAAAGGTTATTCTACCGTTGATTGCGTTCGTCGGCGTATTCTCACTGCTATACGTCGCTGGGCCGGCCAACAAAACTATCCAACAACCGCCAGTACATCAACAACCGTTTTGGCCGATTCAACCACCAGGACCGATAGACCCTCTACCTTTGACCCGACCGCAGACACCACAAATCTCGGTCAAAATTCCGCCCTACCTCGCCTACCTAAAGGTCGTAGATCAGATAAAGAAGTGGAATCAGGAGGCACCTGATCTGACTGAAGTAGGCACCTATGGTAAAAGCACCAGAGGGACAGACCTCTATTACATCAGGGTGACGAACAAGCTCAACACACAGCCTAAACCCAAAGTGTTGATTCATGCCTGTATTCACGGCAATGAACCACTGTCTACATCAGTTATGATGGGCTACATAGGGACAATCTTAGAGGAATATGGCAAAGATCAGGCCGTTACTGAGTTACTAGACACTCGTGACATCTACTTCGTGCCGATCATATCACCCGACAGCCACCCGAACAGCAGGCATGTGGATGGCGTGGACCCCAACAGGAACTATCCAACTGAAGCCGATCCCAGCAGGAAATCGGTTGCTCCAGTACAAGCAATCCGTGAGTTCTTCCTAAAGCATCAATTTAAGGCCGTAATATCAGCACACACCTGGGGTAGAGTCTTCCTCATCCCTTACGGCGACAGGGACGCCAAATGTCCAGATTGGGACGCCTACCAGAAGATCGTCGGCGAGATGGGCAAGATGTGTAACTACAGGATGATTCGGGCCTTCGATATGTACAAAGCAAACGGAGGGTTGAACAATCCGCCGATCAGGGTCGCTGGTGAGGAGCCGCCGTACCCCTGCTGCTACAACATGCCAATCTTTGGAAGTGAAGTGGATTGGTACTATAAAAACGGTGCATTCTCCAGTAGCCAAAATGGGGAAATTCATCAAGGTGCTTTTAGCATAGTCATGGAGATGGGTACGCACCAACGTATTCCTTCCATGCAGGACATAAAGACGGAGTTTGATATGACGTTCCGTGCCGTCCTCCACTTCATCAAAGAAGCTCCCCTCGTGGAGATATGGTGGAAGAACGGCCAGCCAGTAAACCGAGACGGCACACCAAAGAAAATCGCTTTGAGAACTGCGGCCACAGACTATGATACTATATGCAACGGAAATCATACGAACGAGTACATGATGACGGACATGGCATCATCCGTCTCGGCAATATATCCCTCAACGACGAGAGCGTATTACCAGAAGTGGCTACTGGAGTTCTCGATAGTGATGGAGATGGGTACTCACCAGCGAATACTATCTGATGCGGATACCAAAGCTGAATTCGACAAAACTTACCGAGCTATATTGTTGTTTATTCAAGAAGGAGCGATTGCCCGCAAAAGTTATCTTGACATTCTGCTGCGATAGATTCGGCCCTCGCCTTGGCCTTCAATGCTATGCGTTTGAGTTCCTTAGCCGTTTGTTCTTCGACTTTTTTCTGTAAATCCTTGCGTTCTGTGATGTCGGTCAAGGAGCCTATAATCACCTGATCGCCGTTTGAAGCGGTAGCACTTAGCCATTTTGTTGTGCCATCTGGTCTAGTAATCATGACCTGAAAATCACTCACCTTACCAGTAGCGTGCAACTCCTCAATGAGTCTGGCTCGTAAAGCGGGATCATAAAGCGAAGTAGACTTGACCTTGCCTACAACGTCTTCGGGACTATCATAGCCCAGGAGCTTTGCCCCGTATGGATTGATGTAGATAAATGTACCATCACTTTGCAGGGTTTTATACAGAGCAACCGGTGCTTCGTCGCAGAATCGTTTGTAGTCCACTAGATTTTCCACAATATATTTACCATCCTGGGTTAGTAAATTATATCCAATTCGTTCACGATCACAGTGACTTCTTCACCATATCTGGCAACTGCTATTTGTTTTCGGCCCGGTGCCAATCTCTTTAGTTTGACTTCCAGTTCGTTCACCGTGCAGTTAATGACCGTCCAGTAGTTATTCATCTCGCCCACCAATTCATTGATGACCACGGTGATTTGATCCTGCCAACGGGTTGCTGCGATTTGTTTACGGCCCTTGTCAAACCTGTGTAGCTTGATATCGAGTTCGTCTATGTGGCAATTGATGACATACCACCGATTCTCGGCGAGCTTCTTGACCTCTTCAGTTTCATCGGTGATATCTTTATCTGGGAAGTAGTCATGCAATTGCCTTCTCGCATCACGCAAGAGGCGGCGATAGAACTTCACATTACAGACGCAGCCAGGATTGTCTATAAACTTAGCTACGTCGTCCTTGAAATCAATTGGCAGCGAGTCACGGAACCTAGCGTCTCTTAGGGCGGTTTTTACGTCCAGTAGAGACACCAACTTTCTTTTCATTCCTCTCCCTTTCCTCCCTCTCGAACTCCTCTCGCAACTTGCGTTCCCTCTCTTCTCTCTCCAACTGAATCCTCTGTTGCTCTATTGCGTCCTGCGGGCTTGGTGCCTTTTTAGCACTCACCAGCCTGCCGCACTTGGGACAACGGAACTTCTTGGTTTGGTCCATGAACTTGGATTCAGCTAGCTTCTTCGTCTCAGGGTCGATGTGAGATATTTTGGTCTGTATTTTTGATCTTAGGTAAACATAGAGGCCATCTACGTCGGCGGCATTATCTGTCACCAATGTCCAATTACATATCTCGCAGTGTAGTTTATAGAAGTTACTCATCACTTGCCTTTTCTGTAGGTTCGCCCACGCTGACCAATGCGTTGGCCTCCAAGTATGTAAGGTAGTTGGCCCCTAGAGTAGCCAGGAAGCTACCTGCACATCCAGCAGCAAAGATAACAAAGGGATTCCAACTCAACACGGTCAACCCCAGGAAGGCCCCGCACCAGAAACCGCAACATTGGTAACAGCCCACCAACTTGCCCAGCCACGGTATACACCCTTGTAAGTAGGTGCGTACAGGCTCGAAAAGCGTGCTGTCCACAATGATATGTGTCATCCCTATAACGGCAAAACAGAAAAGCAGCAGCAATGTAATGTCCATTACGCAACTCCTTTTTCATTGAGCAATCTAGCTTTTTGGTAGTATGATTCTCTTAGCTCTAAGTCGGCTAGGGACAAGCCTAATCGACCGGGCCATTTGCACTTACCTGTGTAATCCAATACTAGTTTGGCCTGTTGTTTTTACAGATCAGGCAGGGGATGATTTCTGATAGAAGGGCCTCAACTTGTTTGGCCTGTAGAGTCCATCTCCAAGCTGGCTTGTGCTTCTTACCTTTCTGGAAACACACCGAACCAAGACCGGTCATTGATAGAAGTGCCTCGACAAGAGGCTTGTGTGTGTGTGTGTGTGTTAACCACCACTACCACTGTTGTGTAGTAATATCCGCACCTCCAACTCTTGGCCTTCCTCTTCAAAACGCTGACGTAACCTTCGCCATCTATTACCCCCGGCTATGTACGTCGCCTGCTCTTTAGTAATTTTCTCCAAAAAATTACCTCCACCACACTATATAGATTCGTTCCCTATCCCTGTCTAAGCTGAAGTTAGGAAACCGCTCATCCCCATCATTTAGGTTTTCCTCAGCAAAATCTAGCGAGAATACTTGATTACTAACGATGTTGTAGTTCATCCGATCTACGGTAACTTCATCACCAAAAAAACTAGCCAGGATTTTTTCGTGACTGCTTTCTACACTATTCAGAAAATCCAGTACCGAACGACGACCCATGTTCTTCAAGGAAGGGAGCATTTGCGATAGCTTCCACTGGTCGAACATCGGACGGAACTCAGGTAGGAGTTTTCTTACCTCCTTGTTTCGGAATACGAGTTCCTCTACGTTGTCCAGATTTAACACAAGCATACTATGTTAGATTAGTCTGATCTAACGAAATTCAAGAAAGAGGAGAATAATATGGCCGATGAGAAAACATTTCGTCCACAACGAAAGAGCATAGCACCTTCAGAGGTATCCAATGAAGGGCAAGAGGCATTGCAGGCCGCACAAAACATTCGTGAAGCCGCCGCTACCGAGGTAGGCGAAGCAGTAGATCACCCAGGCGGTGGATTCCAAATCCAGGGCAATATGCCTCCAGAGTTCCAGGCTGCTCTAGCCAAGAACAGAAACCCCCAGGCTCAGAATGCCGACTTCGGCACAACCCAGAAGGAATCCAAAATGTCTCCCACCAGGAGACCAACTCCTGTAGCACCACCAAACACCACCATGCGTGTAACTGGTAGTGCTAGATTAGAAGAGTTGATTAACAACGCCAAGCAACATCACGTAACCTGGGAAGAACTCAAACTCCCGTCTAAGGGCGTGTTCTATAACGGCGATGACGGGCCTACTGACGGCATTATCCACGTTAGACCGATGACTGGAGAAGAAGAACAGATTTTGGCTACCCCCAGATTCGTGAAGAAGGGGCAGGCTGTGAACATGATCTTCAACCGTTGTATCAAGGAAGGGTTTGATTCATCCAACTTCTTGACGGCTGACAGAACCTACCTTCTCATTTTCCTCCGTGGTATTTCGTATAGCCCGGATTACGATGTCGAGGTCAAGTGTCCGTTCACCGACAAACAGTTCACCACGACGATCAACCTAGCTACGTTGTTCCTCGAACAGTGTCCTTTGAACTTCGGCCCACAAAGCCTGCAAGGAACACTGCCGACCACCGGCTACAACTTCACCTACAGACTGCCGACTGGTGCTGACGAGCAGAGGATTCAGGAGTACCGAGATCACAAGGCGAAGTTCGATGTCGGCAACAATTCCGACGACACCCTGATCTACAGGACCGCCTTGCTATTGAACGACATCGAAGGTCTGACGGACAAGAGTGAAATACAAGAACTCTTGCGTCACCTACCTATCGGCGACGTAGCTCACTTGAGGAACTGTGTCAACGAGCCTCCGTTCGGTGTGGATACCAAGGTGAGTATCATCAGTCCGTTCAACATGGAAGAGTTCGAGCTAGAATTACCGCTCGAAGCAAATTTTTTCTTCCCAAGGGCAAGGAAGACGACCCAGAATACGACCCAAGCATAGAGCTTTGGCAGTCATTGATGGAGGAGATATTCTTCTTCCAGTATCATCTACACCTGAGCAGAGACGACTGCATGGTGATGCCGATCAACGAACGCAAGTGGATGATCGAGCGTTTCATCAAGCAGAAGCAGCGTGAAAACGAGGCTATGGAAGCTGCTCGCAGAAAGGCTAAGTCGAAGGCAAGATAAGACATGGCAACCAAAGAGAGAAACCAAAATGCAGTTGCAGGAGACACGCTCACACTGAGACAGTTCTTCTACAACTCCAATAACTTCGCCGATGTGATCAAAGTCGAGAAAGTAGAAATCTACTTCTTCGACAAAGAAGAAATCACTGAGGAGAACCCAAAGGGACTTCGTTTGGTAGAGACTATCGATGGTTCTCTTGTAACTCATGATGAAACTGGCAAGTACAGTGCGGTTCTAACGCTGGACGGCAGGTACGGCATAGGCAAGTATACAGACGTATGGACGGTGAACGTCGAAGCAACTCACCCGAAGATCACCATCAACGCCGGTTTCAATGTCTACTCCAACCTGTGGTATTCATCTCCTTCGCCCATAGTATATGACTTTAACTTCCGGTTCCGACCAAACAAACTCAAGATAGGTTCCAAGCGTCACCTAATCATTGAAGTAGAACCCAACGTACCGACTGGCTCCAATCTGGCGAAGTATTATGAAAATCTCGCCATAGCATCTCCCTTGAGAATTTCAATAGAACAGGCGTGTGGACCCTGTTTGCCAGAGGAGCAAGATTTAAGACTTATAGTTGACAGAGAATCTGTGGACTATAGAGATAAGGGCCGAGGGTTCTACTTCTTTGATACTTCGGAGCTAGACTGCGGAATCTATAATGTCTGGTTTGAAATGGAGTTCGGCGGAAATACATACATTTCCGACAAGCAGCAGTTGCAGATTTACTAGTAACGTGCCACGATGACAGAGGAGGTTAGACCAATGAGAAATTCCTGGCTAGGCGACTACTATTTCAACATCCTGCAAAGCCCAGAGGCTTTCAGAGCGGCACTCGATCAATACATAGAATGCCCAGATGAAACTGCAATAGCCAAATTGGAAGGTGTGTTGCGATGTCTATTAGGCATCGTCCTAGAAAACCATAAGCCGCCGATTGAAATATGTTCTGGAGGGTGCAACGAATGCATTGTCGATTGCCTCAATCGAGCTAGAAAATGTGATTGCTCACCGGCAAAGTATTTCACCGTAGTAATGCTGAGGCATCTACGTCAATACGTCCAGCCAACCGCCGCCCCGTCTGATAAGGATTTCAATTGGTTCGCTACGATCAACGACGGTCGTATTTGCTTCTCCATTCCTGTCCACCCATATAACTTACCTGAAAAACTAGCTTCCCAAAGCGATGTCGAACTACTGATTATCAACGATGGCTCCCCCTTCTTCACGCCCTTCTCCCGCTGGCTATCAAGCTCCTACAAATACCCACAACTAGCAGACATCACAATCACTTGTTACGACAAAGAAGGTAAAATCCGGAAGTCTGTCTTGCTACAAGACGCCAAGCACACCAAAGTTTCTATGCTAGACCCAGAATACTTCTCTTCATCAACACTTGGAATGGAAATCATGTTCAACTACAGAAAGGCATTATATGACGATGAAAAATTACTGGCTAGACATGGACAAAGCCGAAAAAAGACGCAAGCTCAAATGGCAACAAGAGAGGGAGCATAGAGACGCCGAACAAATAAAAAAGGCCAACCTCAAAGAAGTCCATATAGAGCCGCCGAAAAAAGGAGAGAACACAGTAAAGACAAATCTGAATGAAGAGAAACGCATCTCAATAGGGATGCAGGATCACCCAGGATTCAAAGCCAACTATGTCTGGCCCCGCTCGTTCCGGTTCTTGCTGACTCCGAAATCCCGTCCTGAACTCCAATACTTCTTCAGGAATGTAGAAATCAACTACGCCTGGAAGTCTCTAGAACTACAAATCTACGATACCACTGACGGCACCGCCCACGATTGGGTTCAGTACCTACTCGAAGAAAATGCCAAGAAACACGAGGAACTGAAATTGATCATTGTAAATAGTCTGGGAACGCCGTTGTACCGTTACAGATTCTCCGGTCTCCAGGTTGTGGCCCACGACCTGAAATTCGATTACGAATCGAGCGACGTGGCTACACACACCATTTTACTTGAGTTCAAGAACATGCGGAGATCAACGGTCGTGCATCCAAAGAAAGCCAGTGATCTAGATTTTCTGATCCACTAGAAGGTACAGATCGACAAAGAAGTGGCAAAACAACGTGAGTGAACTACCCCGACCCTAAAGGGTCGGGGCTTCTCGCTTCATCCCTGTCGCTCCTTTAGTTCCGAAGAACTAAAGCGACGTGGTTTTACAGGTCTGCAATAACGCTCGCAATAGGTGATACCATCCTTGGTCCTGTCCTATGAGCGGTTTCATCCCCTACCCTAAAGGGCTACAATGTAGGGGCTTTCACTGCCGAAGAACGATAAAAAAGAAGACCCCGGCAGAGCAACAAAGGATGCTGGGGTCTCTTGCTACTTGTTTCCCGTCCGTGGCAAGTGCATTCCTTATCTATCTATAGACGGCAAATTTATTTCCGGTTTCGATTTTTTCCAAACACTTTACACACAGTCCTTTTGCACTACAATGGAGGCGTGTCCTGTAACCCCGATGTCGAAGGCCAGAAATGGAAGCCACTCACACCTACAAAGAGCGACCGTGCTTCATCAAAGAGTCAAAGAACGAACTCAAGACCATCCGGCCAGGAGAAACGTACTGGAAGCCCATCTACATTATCCGCTACACCGATAACCTCGAACCCAAGGAGGAGAAGGTGTCGAAGAAGCACTTCGACAATGAAGTCTTCACGAAGAGCGTCGAGATGAACAAGTCGCAGGCGTTACTCAACCGTCTACGCCGGGCTGGTCGAAAAAGAATGCGTCGTGCTTCTTCAGAAGAACCTCCAAAGGAAGAACCACCCACTCCCGATACCGCATGAAATACGGGTAGTCAGCCTCCGTAACTGCCAACGGCAAATCCTCGCCTTTGATAATCGCTAGATGAGACTTACGGTCCTTCTTCCAGACCACCATTGGCTTACGAGACGACCTCTCGGCGTCATCACTCACTTGTTTCAAGAAGCTGTTTATGGTGGTGTCGCCATCCTCAAAGGCACCACACAAATCCACGTCATTATAGCCGCCCTTTGACTCTATCACGAACTTGAAGCTCGTGGGACAAGTCAAATCGCCAGTGAAAGTATCCTTGGCGTGTTTAGGCAGGTGTACGCCCTGGCCCCAGCGGTTGCCGGAACCTACAGAGCGTGAGAACAGGCCCCACTCAGGGTGCTTGGCTAACAGATCGGCGAAACGACTATTCAACAACTTGACCAGCCCAAGCTCAGTACGGTTGCCTTTCTTCTTGGACTTCAGCTTCTTCTTTCGCTTGTCTCGTTTCTCGAAATCTTCTACTATATCATCTACTTCAAAGTCTTCCATTATCTGCCTTCGAGGATGCTAAATGTGCCCATTAGATCACTCTTTGTTTGCTCCAAAGAGCAAACTAGTTCTTCAAAATCCTTTCCAGACATCGAGCCTTCTCGAACCTGATTCGATACCACTATGTCAAGATTCGACAACAACTGACGCATGTTCTGCATCAACATCTCGAAGTTCTCCTGGCAGGCTGCTATCGTGTTCTCTTCTTCGTAATTCACTTCCTGGCTGGGCCGAGTAGCTCTTAAGTGATCTAGCTCATCCTTGTCATTCAGCGAGGTAATAACCTCAATTGTTTTCCGTCGTTCTTTGACCTCGTTGCGGTCGTCTTCTGAATGTTCCCAGGTTACGCTTGAATCGCTAGTTTCGATCTCGAACTTCTGCACGTTCTCATCGATGACGATGGGAAACTTGGGAGATATATCCATCATCCATATCTCATTCTCTGGAAGTTCGATGAGCTTGATCTTCTGGTTGAATATGTTGCGAATGTTGAGCTTGTAAACAGAACGATACCATATGTCGGGGGTCGAAACAAAGAATATCTGCCCCAACTCCTGCCTCATGTCGGCAAACCACAAGGGGCGATGAGCGTTGCGGAAGAACCAAATTCGCCGATGCCCGGCATCTAGTATCTCGCCGATAGCCACAGCCATCGACCCGTCGATGTAAGACCACACATCTTTCAGTCCAAACAACCTGGAAGCTATTGCCCGATCAACACCGGGAAACGTGGCCTCTACCTCTTCCTTTATATGATCCTCGCCAGCCTCAAATATCCTTAGAATGACCTCCGAATCGCACTCCGAAGTCACCTGGAACTTCTTGGTTAGACACTCATACTGGCCCTGTGGGACTTTGCCATTGTGAACCATGCCCACACGGTAGTCGGTAGATGTAAATGGATGATTGTTTTTGTTGATCTGCGGCGGTCCTTGTGAAGCTCCCCTGGCGTGTGTAAGCAATATGTTAGGCTTGAACTCCTTGAGCTTACGCCACTCTTGCGAATGCACCATCTGCGAGGAGCGAATCGGTTGCTTCTGATAGATCACCCGTTGGTCTTCACCGCTACCCCAGAAACCGGCAGCATCACGGCCCCTAGACTCTAGCTCCTCGAAGACCTTAGACATGATCTTGTAAGAAGTGTCAGGGTTTGTACTTGTGCCTATGTAGCCAGCGATTCCACACATGTTGTCCTCTTGTTACTATTATAGTGTATTCTAGCAGATTTGGATTGATCGAGCAACCTGTGTATTTATGGCGTTTTTACTAGATACTTCCATGATAAGACTAGATTTCGAGGAATACCTGTTCACCGAGAACAGAAACTACCTGGGCGAGAAGGTGGGAGACATCTTGACATCCCTACAAGACCTTTCCCAGAACGGAAAGGCAATGGGTCAACGGCAAATGATGCGTCGTATGGAGGGAACTAGCGATCAGATTCGTAAGATTCTCCACTCACGATGGCAGAAATCAAACGAGAAGTACCTACCTGTGCTTCAGAAAGTCGGGACTGCCCTGATGAATGTAGTTGACGGCGAAAGCCAATTCGAGCCGCTAGATGTGGTAAACGGGTCCATCTCGGAGCTAGAAGGCTTGCTTGGTAGAATGAAAGTACCAGTCAATACCCTTGCATCCGCCGAGCCGACGCCAGAAGAACCGCCAACCACCGCACCGCCAGAAGGCCAGCAAGATCAGGCCCAACAACCACAGCCCAATCCAAACACACAGCAACAACCACCGGCCCCCGATCCAAATACTGCACCGCCAAACCCGAATGCGGCACCAGGACAACCGCCGTCCCAACCAGCACCAGCATAAACAAGACGGCCCGCCTTCGGCGGGCCGTCTATGCAACCTTGTATAGATACTCTCGTATGCCTGCCTCGCAGGGCTTGATCGAATACAAGTCCATCGCCGCATAGAGGACGTGCTTTCTCTTCCTGCCGAATGCCTCAACAACGGCCTCCATCGTGACGCAATCAGCGGGGAGACTGAACATGATGCTCTGTAGACGGGCTATCCAGCGGTCCCTGCGTGCGAGGTAGTCCCTGGTAGCATCGCACTTGATGTTGTGTGCGACCATCTCTTTTGCTACACGTCGCCGATGGAACCAAACACGCTTATCGATCTCACGCTGTTGCTCCTTCGTGAGAGTGGCGTTGTTGTCGGCGTCGGGCTTCTTTGGTGCCGGTTCCCGCAACCGGTGCTTGATTGGCTCATCGATTTCGCTCTCGTAGCCAAACCGCCCGATTGTGTACGTGCCTTGACTGGCTACATAAGCTTTGGCTTGTGCAAAGCTGATCTGGCCGAACACCACCTTGAACGTGCCAATCGCTGGCCTATACAACAAGCTGCCAGGTAGACATCACCCTTCGTACCGATCCACCTGCATTGCTGCTCGATCTTCTCTATAATAACGCTCATGTTCCTCTCCTCCTTGAGAAGAAACCCAGATATCACTTTGAGCATTGTAACATTTTCAACAACTCTGGCAATTCTTTTTGGCAGCAGCAATTAGACCCTTGAAAAGAGGCGACGGCTGCAAGAGACGACTGCGAAATTCAGGATGTGACTGTGTACCAATGAAGTAAGGGTGGGCATCCTGCCCCATCTCCATGATCTCAATCAACCCCGTCTGCGGATTGACACCTGTAGTTTTGAACCCTTTGGCTTCCAGCGTCTCCTGATATTCAGGATTTACCTCGTAGCGGTGACGATGCCGCTCCCTAGCCATCTTGCCTTCATATAGCTCATGAGCCTGAGACCCCTTTGACAACTCGCAATCATAGCCACCAAGCCGCATGGTCCCACAGAGCTTGACTAGGTTCTCCTGACCTTCAATGTGATGCACGACCGGATGCTTCGTGGTCTTATTGAATTCCGTACTGTTGGCGTCTTCTAGATTACAGACGTTGCGGGCGTACTCGATCACGGCACACTGGAGGCCCAAGCAGATTCCTAAAAACGGAATCTTGTTTTCTCGAACGTACTTGATTGCCCTGATCTTGCCCTCGATCCCACGAGAATCGAAACCGCCAGGAATGATGACGCCATGCAGCCCCTCGAAAAACTTGGCGAGATGCTTGGAGGTTTCTACCTCTTGAGCCTTGACCCAGCGTATCTCGACCTTCACGCCATTGGCAATACCTGCATGGTAGAGGGCTTCTTTCAGAGAGATATAGGCTTCGTCGCAGTTGTCGTACTTGCCGAAGATACCGATGTTGACCAGCAGCATTTCGCCGCTCATGTACGCCTCGACTAGCTCACGGTACTTCTTGATGCGGCAGCCGGTCCTCTTCAGCCTGAGTTTATCGGAAATGATGTCATCGACCTGTCGGTTGTAGAACTCAATCGGTACTTGGTAAACTGATTTCACGTCGGGGGCGTCGAAAACGAGCGAGCGAGGGACATAGGTGAGATCAGATACCTTCTGTAAAATTTTCTCTGGAACTTCCCGCTCGACACGGCAGAAGAGTAGATCGGGCACGACGCCGTAGGATTGTAGATCGATGACACTGCGTTGGAGGGGCTTGGTCTTCCATTCCTTGATGGTAGGCACCCAGAGGATCGGGGCGACCATGACTATCATGCAGTCGGCACCGTGCTTCACCTTGAACTGCGTCACGGCTTTGTAAAAAGCAGAACTTTCAATATCGCCGACCGTGCCACCTATCTCGGCAATGACGACATCGGCCTTCTTCCCCAGATGTTCTAGACGCTCGATGATCTTGTTTGTAACGTGAGGGATGACCTGGATGGTCTGGCCTAGGTACTTGCCTTTCTCCTGCTCCTCATTGATTTCCTTGTTGATGATGCCTTGGGTTACGATATTATCCTTGCTTACTTGAATGTCGGCAATGCGTTCATAATGACCTAGATCGAGGTCACATTCAGTCCCGTCGTCGCAAAGGAAACATTCGCCGTGCTGAGAGGGAGCTAGAATTCCGGCGTTGATGTTGAGATAGGGATCGAGCTTAATGATCTCGACGTTGAATCCACGAAGCCTGAGCAGAAGACCTATCGAGGCGGCAGTAACGCCTTTACCTGTTCCAGAAATGACGCCGCCCGCCACGATTATGTACTTGCTTGACATTTAGCCCCCTTGATGATTAGCAACCTTATGACACCATTCTATGAAAGTAGCCTGGGCTAAGGATTGCTTCATCAGGTTCAGGTCTTTATGAATCCACTGCACATTCGATAACACATATCCCTCCGTGCTGTCAATGCGATCCAAAGAGGCTGTTGGGTTTGCCCGCTCAAATGACAAATCTATTCCAGACAAGGCACACTTTCGTCCTTGCTTCAGGAATAGATTCCAAGCCTGCTTGATTGTCAAAGAGAAAGCTATGTTTTTTCTTCTGGCATATCCCTGCGTTCCGGCTTTTGCCTTGGCCTGGATATCAGCCCATCTTTCGCCACTAATCTCGCCATATCCGGTCCATTTAGGGTTCTTAGAGCCGATTCTTTTTCTCAGGCAACCACATGATCGGCATCGACCCTCTGAGACACTAGAGCCTAATACTTCCACCTGTCTGCCGCATTTGCATTTAGCTAGGTAGAATCAACGCATTTTCCCAGAAACAGAACGAGAGCCAGTGTACCTGAGTATCTTTAACTTGTCAAAGATTTTACCAGATAAGTCATTAGCTTTCGGCATGTCTACACCACTGATAGACAGCCATTTTGCAAAGCATCCGAAATGGAGCGGAGTACCTCGTTGGCATCATATTCGTTGTCTCGGCACACATCC